GAGGGGAGGTAGCGGAGGGGAATGGGTCCCTGACTGGTTAACCGCTACATCTTCATCAATGGGAAAAAAGAAGGCTCGGCGGAGCCATTAGAGCCGTACTTTTAGTGAGAACCCCCCGAAGGGTTGCAGGGAATCATATATGAAACGAAGTCAGATCGTAGATATGACGATGTGTAATATGATGACCCATGGCAACGCAGTGGGAAGGCAAGGGGGGTTCCACACAGTGTGAACCTAGCTTCGATAAAATTGGTCAGTTTTTGTATGTTGTGGTGTATTTTGTGTATATTATTGTTTATTTGTTGTATTTTGCATGTTTTATTCATTTTTCCACCCGATTTTTCCACCCATTTTTATTACTTTCCTTATAAGTGTAAAGGGATTTATTTTTGGTTTTGTATTAAATCATTTGTATTTCTTTGTAGATAGATTAATATGCTCGGTGGGTTATTAATTCTATCTATCTTTTTTGCAATGACTTTATACTTTATATAGATTTTCAGAGGGAGCGTCCAGTATAGTATTTGTGGGTGAGTGTGATATTGAGTAGGGTACATAATATAGATTCTCGGCATTTCTATTCTGGCCTCTTTCTACTATCTTTGTATGGAGTGTTGATAGATAAAACAATTAAAAAAGTTATTATAATATGAAAGTAGAATTAAAGAACAAGCTTATGACAGCTATTAAGAATCCATTTGGTGCATTTATTGTACTAGTGGCAGTTATTTGTATTATTGGTACTCTTATTTGGTGGGGTGCTCCTATGAAAACAACTGACACTAAGGATTTTAATAAAGTGAAAGCTGCTATTGAGAAGGTAGATTCAGGCAAGGTTAGTGACTTGAATTTTGGCACCTTAGATGAAATGAAGGACTCAGCTGGTAATATATTTAATTGTCAGTTTGCTTATTATAAGATAGCAAAGGATTCAACGATTACTAAGAGTTTTAAGATCCTGAAGGTGAAGAAGGGATTTCTGAAATATCATTTTGATGGAATCTATAAATAAATGTGGATGTTAATTTGTTTTCCATAATTTTTTATTTTCCTATAGTGAATGACGGTGGTTGATTCTATACTTCGATGTAGCTATAGGAACTATGTTAGTTAAGTTATTATGCAGTCTAATTAAGGGATACTGCAATTTAATCAAGGATATTTATTAGTATTCCTTATTTTATTTAAATATTTAGTAGTTATGATAGTACTTAGAAAGAAAACGTATGCTATTAGTGATGAAGAGTTTAGTACACTAGAGCAGGCAAGTCCGACTCAAGATGCTAGTGAGTTAAGAGCATATGATCCTAAATCTGGTAGTGATTCTAGTATTATTAGTGTTTAGTTTTAGGAGGAAGCAAAATTATGGGAAATATAAATCCAATCAATCCTTTCAATGATCCTGAGTTTAAGAAGACGATAATTGATAAGGAGCGTGGAGGTGATAGTAGTAGTGATTATGAAGTATTAGATTCTACTGGACAGAGTGACTTGAAGAGTATTATATCAGGTGCTCCAACATTACCTAAGACAGCAAAGAACCTAATACTTGATGCTAGTGCTATTGCTAAGAATGAGAAAGATGAGAAGGCCAAGGAGATTTCGCTTGCCTTGAATAATGTCTTCACTGAGTATAATAAAGAGTACGGCACAGATCTTCAGATAAATTTTAATTCATTATCTCAGACACTTGTTAACGTAAGTGATCCAAAGAGTAGGCGTGTCCTAGAATTATACTTATCTGAATTTTATGGCAGTATGAGGCCTATCCTAATAATGCACCTCATACAGAGACTAGTTATTGCAATTGAGTATGTGACTGATCCATCTAGAATGTTTGGACAAGACTTAACGACTGCAGATGTTTTTGTAGTAGTTGAGAAGTTGATGTATTATATTAACCAACTAGATGAGATGAAGTCAGAGATTAAGATAGATGGTTCAGACTTAGAGCTAAAAAAAATAGCAGATCATTCAGATATGGATCTCCAGTCAAGTAAATCTAAGGAGGTTATAGATCATTTCATGAACCTATTAAACAAAGAAACGTTATAAAATAATGATAATTAGACTAAAGAGATTTTCAGCAAAAGAAGAAGGTAAAAAAAAACATATTGTATCTGATGGTTTAGGTCTTACTAGTGGTGCTTTAGCGACTGGTGCAGTAGGTTCTCTTGCATTTGGTGAAGGACAGAGAATAGGTTCTAGACTAAAAGGTCTAAAGCATAAGATGAATGTAAATAATGAAACAGTAGCTGGATTAGTTAAGAAGAATAAAATCAAAGATGCTGGAAAATTTATCCAAGAGGGTTTAAAGGCTCAAGATACTAAGTTACTGAATAAGTCTAGTAAGTCAATTAAGAGAGGTGGTAAGTTAGCATTAGGTGCAGTAGGTATTGGTGTAGCTTCTAAACTAGCTAAGAAATTAGAAAAGAGAGATAAGTCTGAAAAATAATCTTTCATATCTAAATAAATTTCCCTTAACGAGCTTGTAATAGGAGCTTTACCTTTCGATAGGATTGAGGGAACTATTTATTATTATACTAAGATGAGAAATATAAAAAGTGGTGATACTGGCCAAAGTGTTAAGGAGCTTCAATCACTGCTAGGTATAAATATAAGCGGTAATTTTGATACTACTACAGAAAAAGCAGTACGAGATTATCAGAAGAGTAACGGTTTAGTTTGCGATGGTGTAGTCGGTTATAGTACTTGGAAATCTTTGTTTACAGGGCAGAGAGGAACTATTGAAGGTAGTATAAGCAATAATGACTACGTAATCGCATCTAAACTTCTTGATTGTGATATTGCAAGTATTAAAGTGATTCAAGCAGTTGAGACAGGTGGTAGTGGTGGATTTATAGCCCCTGGTAAACCTAAGATACTGTTTGAAGGTCATGTATTTTGGCGAGAGCTTAAGGCAAGAAACATAGACCCACTTAAGATAGGTCAGAGTGATATTCTTTACCCAACCTGGACAAAGTCTTACTATAAGGGCGGAATTAAGGAATATGATAGACTTGAGAGGGCTAGGAAAATAAATGTTGATGCTGCTAATTCAAGTGCAAGTTGGGGGATGTTCCAAGTGATGGGAAATAACTATAAAGCTTGTGGTTGTAATAGTGTGTCTGAATTTGTAAAACTTATGTGTAGTGGGGAATTTGCACAATTACTACTAACAATAAATTTTATAAAGAACAATCCTAAAATACATGAAGCTCTTAGACTAAAAGATTGGATTTTATTCGCCAAGTACTATAATGGTCCAGGTCAAGTTGCAGTATATTCAGAGAGATTAAAGAAAGCATATGAAAATATTAAGAAAACTATTTGCTGAGTCTTATAGTGAACATGAGAAGAAAAAGAGAACTGCAAACTTAGTAGGTCTTGGTGGTAGTGCCTTAGCTATTGGTAGTGCAGTTGGTTATAATAAACTAGCTAATAAAATCGGTACTAAGAAACTCGATAAGCTTGCAGAGAATCATTTAGCTAAGGGGAATGAAAAGCTCAATAGACTAAGTGAGAAGTTAGGTAATGATGCAGTAACTAGACATAAAGTAGCAAACCAAGTATTAGAAGATAAATTTGAAAGGGAAGCTAGTAAGTCTGGATTATTTAAGGGATTCAAGAATAAGAAGCTGCAGGATAAGTTAACAAAAGACTTAGGCATTGAAAAACAGAGACTACTTGATACACAGAGAAGTATTAAGAATTACATAGGTCTTGAGAAAAAAGAACTAGGTAAAAGTGTAGCTGGTGCGGTTGATAGGGCTAAGACAGTACTTAAGAGGAAAAATAGTAATAGAGCACTTGCATTAGCAGCAGGTGGGGTAGGTCTATCGTTAGCTGCTAGAAAGATATTACAGAGAAAGAAAGAGAAGAAAAATCCTGTAATAATAGATGCTAGTAAGTTAGGTTAAGGATTATGGATAGTAGTAAGTTCATAGATCATTCGTCAGACCCAACGAAGTCTATAGAAGATCTTGCTCTACCTTCGAATATAGATTTACAATATTCAAAACTTTCAAGAACAGAAAAAATTATAGTTGGTTCAAAATTACTAGGTATGGATCATGTACCTGTATCTTTCGAACAGTTTATTAAGGATGATTATTTTTTGGGTAATCCTGCTTTAATGAATAGAGGTAAAACTGTTTTTGATATATGGAAAAAAGTTGGCAATGAGATTTATCCAACACCAATAAATACAAAAACTCCTTATATATCATTTGGGGGTTGTATTGGTTCGGGTAAGTCAACTATGTCAAAATTAATGGGTCTATATTTATATCATAGATTAGATTGTTGTATAAATGCTAATCTAAGTTTGGGTATTGAAGGTAGTGCTAAGCTTGCGTATGGTTTCTTTCATGCATCTGAGGAAACTGCATATAAGGATTTTGTATTATACTATAAGAATGTATTTTCAATTAGTCCTTACTTCAAGAACCTATACAATAAACCAAAGATACGTTTAATATCTAGTGGTCCAAAATCTAATGCAGTTCTTGGTACACAGTTGATTTTTAGTGTATTATCTGAGATTGGTTTCTGGAGACCACAAGATGCAATGAACAAGATGAGTGAAGTATTAACTAGGTATCAGTCTCGTTTTGTCAATAAGCGCTTTAATTTTGGCCATGTAATAGTAGACTCAAGTGCCAAAGACGCAGATCACTCAGTTGCAGATAAATTTGAAGAAGCTGTACCAGAGAAAGAACTATACCTTGCGAAATATCCACAATGGGTAGCAAGACCTGAGCTGTATAAGGAAAGTAATGGGCAGACATTTGAATTTTATAGAGGAGATTCAATTCATACGCCTTTTGTACTTAACGAAAATACAGATAGAAGCAAGCTAGATGTTGATAGAATTATTAAGTGTCCGATACAAACAAAAAGGGCATTCTTATTTAATCCAATTCGTAGTTTACAGGACTTAGCAGGTTTTGGTTATTCATGTAAGGAGTTATTCTTTCAAGGTAACATAAGTAGTCTTGTGAGTTGTTCGACCATTAATAATCTAGGGGATGATGTAATTGAGGATATTGACTTTTATAACTTAGAGGATACAATATATGATAGAGTATCTCCTATGTTATCAAGTGTTCCAAAATTCACTACATTATTTATTCACTTAGATATTGGACTTAGAAATGACGTTTGTGGTATATCTGTTTGTTACTTTGATGGTGAAATAACAGATAATGATGGGTTTGATAATACACCATACCCAACATTTAGAGTACCTTTACTGTTTGGATTAAGTAGAAAGAAAGGACAATCAACATCACTAGATCATATATTTCAGTTCTTACAGAGACTAACAATTGACTATAATGTAAATGTTAGTGCTGACTCTTTTGCTAGTGCTGGTTTATTTCAGTCATGTGAGAGAGCTGGTATACCTTATGAGGAGTTGTCTGTGGATAGAACAACCGAGCCTTATTTTATGTTCAAGAATATTGTATTATCTGGACGTATTAAGATGGTATACAATCAAAGAATGTTGCGAGAATGTTCTGAGCTTAGGATAGTAACAACAGGAAAGAATGGAACGCACGTTAAGATAGATCACCCAGAGGAGTCTAGTAGTTTTGAATTTGACTATAAGAACAAAACAGGTGATAGGCCAGGTACTAAAGATATTGCTGATGCTTGTGTAGGTTCAGTGTGGGCATGTTATAAGAAATACTCACAATACTTAGAAGAAGGTGGAAGTTCTGCAAATAAACAGCTCAGAATTGTAGAAAAGATGACAAGAAACGCTAGGGAAGACAGTAGCATACAATTACAGAATATGCTAGAAGATATATTTTAAGAGGGAGACTTCTTAAGCATTGGAGCTATGAGAACATATGAAAAGCAAAGATAAAGACAATGCTAAACTAGCAGCCGGTGCGGTTAGTGCTGGGTATGTACTAGGTAGTGAGAACAGTAAGAAATAACAACAAGAAAGATGATAATACCAAGGATTAAATACTTTGCCAAATATGAAGGTAAGAAAGATAAAAAAGAAGTTAATCCAGCTATAATTGGTTTGAGCTCGATAGTAAGTGGATCTAATTTAGGTAATCTTATTACAGAAGATCTTGGTTCTAGTTTAAAAAGGGGAGTAAATAAAGGCATTAACATAGAAGATAATAATAAAATATATAATAAACTTCTAAAGGAGGCCAAAAAGCAAGGAACTAGGGTTTATGAAGAGCCTACGTATAGTAATTCTACCTATACTGGATCAAAGATAGGTAAGACTATGAGAGATGCTCTTGCTAAGGCTGAGAAAAACTTGAGGAAGTCTAGTAAAGGTCGTAAGTCTTTAGATAGAATAAACGCTGCTACTGAAAATTTACCAACAAGTCGTGTATTTAAGCATTTAGGTAAGGATCATATAGTAATGGGTGGAGATTATGAGAATTCTGCAGCAGTTTTATCACATGAACTAGGCCATAGTAGGTATATGAAATCAGGCAGGTCTAAGTCTGTAGTAGGTAAAGCTGCTCACAGACTAATTCCTTTGTCTAGTATAAGCTCAAGTAAGTTAGGTACATTAGGTCATTTAGTTAATGGTGTTCACTCTGGCCTAAAAGAAGAGAAGAACAAATCTGAAGGCAAGAAAACATCTAAGTGGACAAAAGCTAAAGCGAGTGTAGTTCCTGCTGCTCTTGCTGCTCCTTTATTGATTGCAGAAGGTAAGGCTAGCTTAAATGGACTTAAGACTATGAAGAAGCTTGGTGCAAGTAAGGAGTTATTAAAGCAAAGCAGAAAAGACCTAGGAAAAGCTTGGGGAACTTATGGAGGACAGGCCTTGAAGGGCGTTGCAATAGGTGAAGGCTCTAGATGGATAGGTAAGGGTATTGGAAAGATCAAGTACAGTAAAGACGAATATTAAATAATAGATAGATATGATTATAATCAAAAAAAAAACATTTACAAGGGCTGATTATGAAGGCCTAAATGCAAGGGGTCGAGAGGAACTTAGAAAAAGAAGGTCTGATTATGCAAAACAATTGAATAATGTTAGAAACTTTCACAATAAAGATTTGACCCTTGATAAGTTTAAACCAGGTAATAGACAAACATCAAGTTCTCTTATTAGAGGTGGTGGTATTAAGTCTGAAATATCGACTATGACAAAAGTTTCTAACAATCCGTTCTTAGATCCTAGGTACGCTTATTATCAACACAAGAACGCTCTTTGGAGGGATCATTTACGTGAATCAGAAAATGCCGCTAGTATGATGAGAAATGAGACACTAGCCCAGGATAAGTTTACAAGAGGTGGTGACTTAACAGCAGAAGAAATTGCAAGGGGAAGAAAGGAGAGAAAAATTCTAGCTGGTCTTAAAAAGGAAAAAGGTAGAATTAAAAAGTTAGATGCGGAGAAACGAGTCCAAAGGTTAGCGGAATCAAAAGCTTCTTACGCAAAACATCAGGTGGAGGCTGAAGCCCTTCGTGCTAAGAAATTAATGGGTAATAGGCTCAAGAAGGCGGGTTATACAGGTCTGGGTATTGCTGGTGCAACAGGCCTTGCATATGGAGCTAAGAAACTCTATGATAGGAAGAAAAAAGCTGAAGAATAAATAATTAATTCTTTATAATTTCCCAGTGAGTATTAGACTCTACTTTTCGATAAGGCTGGGAAATCTAGTATTGTAAAATATATTTAAAGTATGAAGAAACATGAAAGATTATTTGAGAAGATGTTTGGTGGATTTTCAGTAGGCTCTTCTCGTGTACCATTGAGATCTAATGTTTTTAATAGTGGTTCAGGGTACAGCAGAATAGGATCTACTGGAGGAGGTAGGTTTGGTACTTCACTACGACAATCACCTCTCTTAGGAAATGCATCCCCTAGTAACTTATTATCTGGGTATTATGAAAGGGTTGATGAATTAAGAAGCTATCAATTATTAGATGTTATTAAATTAGCAACTAACTTTTTCTCAGATTATATAGTTAACTACTTAGGTGAAGGTCAGAGTGCAGTTACTATCTTAACAGAAGATAGAAGTGTAACAGATGAAGCTAAGACAGAAAAATTAAATGACATACTCTTAAATGATCTTAAAATCTACGATTACATAAGAAGTCATATAAAAGATACTGTATTTTATGGTAGCTATACTAGTATGTTAATGAGTACTAGAGATGAATTTGGCCACCTTAAGTTTAGATTTGAGGAGATTAATGACCCGACTAGTGTAGTACTTAAGAAAACGAGAGATAAGGAAGGTTCAATATCTAACACTTATATAACAAGGGGCTCAGATAATAAACTGTATGAGATAAAATCTGAAAGTGCTTTTATGTTAGGCTCTGTTAACTTGCGTCTAGAGAATGATCTTGATGAGTCTTGGGAAACTAAGGCATACATAAAACCATCAATTGGTATTAATGATAGTTCTAAGTGCCTAGATAAAGTACTAAGATCAAATTCTTACTTATCAGGAGAGCCACTTTTCTATTCATTAGTATTAAAAGTAAAAGAGCTTGTAATTAAAGAGCTACTAATATCACTTATATCTCTTCGTGACCTATCTAGCGTTCAATTATTTCTATTACAGTTTGATAAGCAGACTCCACTAGAAACAGCAAATGAACTATGTGCTAGGGCTACTAAGTTGGCTAATAATACAAATGAACTAGCTACTTTTCTAACTAGTCAATTTGATGCAATCAGTTTCATTGAGAATACACTAAGTCAGCCTGCTAAGTTCTTGCCTGACTTCAATGCAACAATTGGTAATAAAAATAGTATGTTACCACTGGACAAGCTCAGTGATAAACTCTTAGATCTTATGCAGAACTTAGATAGCTGTAGAAATAATGTTCTTAGCCCTCTTGGTATACCTGCAACGATTCTAGATAGTACTAGTGGAAGTAAGTGGCAAATATTACAGCAAAGTGAAAGAGCTAATAGTAGAGTTGCTGGATTTATGACTGGTATAAAAGAGTCTGTTACTAGGCTTGTGTGTGATATATATAAGACTGTATATAATGAAGACCTAGACCCTAATCTAGTTCAGTTACATATTAGCGAAAAGACTAGCGTTGAGTATAATAATCAATTAAATCAAGGAGAAAGTATAGGTAATCTAGTAAATAATATTACTAGTATAGTATCTAATGCACTACAAGTCTTAGATAGCTCTGCACCATTGATTGATACTAAGGCATACTTAAGTTATATACAAGGGTTAATTAAGGATATTGACCCTGATACAGAAGCGTTAATTACAGAAGAGACAATAGATAGATACACTGCTCTTGCAAAAGCTAAATTAAAAGCAATGTTAGAGCAACAGGGTATATCTGATGAAGTACTAATGTCATTAGAAGAAAAATAAATTATGATAGTTAAGAGAAATTATTACTCAGAAAAAGAGCAAGTAGAAGATCCAAAGAAGAAAAGAAAACTTGCAAGAGCTGCAGGAGCTAGCTTAATTGGTATGGGTGGTGCATTGACAGGTGGCTCTAAGTTATTGAAGAAAGTTCAAAAAGACGTAGAGGGTCTATCTGCAAAGCAAATTAAGGAGAAATTCCCTAAACTGACTGAAAAGCAGATAGAGAAATATATGAGAACTGCAACAAAGCCTGAAAATCTCAAGAAAGCAGGAAGACTGGGCTATGCATCAATGGCTGCTGGCGCTGCAACTCTAGGAGCTTCCCTCTACAATAAGAAGAAAAAAGCTAAAGAAAAAGAGTTTGCTGATAAGGATTATAAAGGTCTTTCTAAGAATGGTGCAAAAGAACTAAGAGAAGTCAGAAATAAATTAGCAGAAGATCTCCTGAAAGAGAGAGAAATTGGAAGATATAGAAGTTCTTACTATGTAAGATCCGGTGCTTTAGGTAATAAATATATAGATATAGGAGATGAAAATTTAAAAAATCTAGCAAAAAATGGTCTTACTAGTGAGTCTGAGAGGTTAGATACTACTAGGAAACTTGCACAAAGTCGTGCAGAATTGGCAAGAAATAAAATATTAGATAGAGAATTATCACAATCAGCAAAGAGACAGAAGTTAGCTGAGCAATTAAGGAGAAAAAAGAATCTTAAGATTGCTGGTAAGACCGCTCTTGGTGTTGCAGGTGTAGCAGGTCTTGCAGTAGGAGCTAAAAAGCTCTATGACAAGAGGAGAAAGGCTGCGAAAGATGATAATACTGAGAAGTAAAAATTATTCAGTTCCTACTCCTGGTGATGTAACTGATCCAACTACTAACTCTTCTGCGCAACCTGATATGGAAGATGCAATGAGGAGTCAGGAGATATCAGCTAGAGATTTGCAGATTGAGAGGATGAAATTACAAAGACAACAGATGCAAATCAATAATCAGAGGCAGCAATTACAAGTAAAAGAGCAGATATCTAAGAATCGCCAGCTCACTCAATTACAAAAAGCTGAAAAAGAGAAGGAACAATCAGAAAGTAAAGATAGAATTAGGATAAGACAGCAGGAGAATAACAATCAGACTCCAAATAACACTGGATTATATAAATCAAAGGCTCACGCTGTTCAACCTACATCTATGCCGCGTAAGTAAGTTATGGAATATACAGAAAAAAGATTCACAAAGGAAGTAGAAAACTCAGATCAAGACGAAAACCTGAGAGACTATAATCCATTAAAGGAATCATGTTAATCAAGAGAAATAAAAGATTTTCTGGATATGAGCCACTGCAAGGAGTTTCATATAATTCTGCAATCTTAGGGACTATTAAGCCACTAGATACAATAGATGAAAAGATAGAAGAAGTTCCCGTAGTTAATAGTGTATCGAAGAAAATCAGAGATAGGATCAAGAGCTATACTAGACCCATTAAGAGAATGTTAACTCGTAAAAGCAAACAAAAAAAATATGATAGTAAAAAGAATTAAATTTTACTCAGATAATGAGAGAACTCCTTTGAGAAAGGTCAAGAAGGATTTTTGGAAAGGCGAAGGAAGCTATTTTGGGAGACGTGCTGCCCATAAAGCTGATGAAGAAGGTGCAACAGATGAAGAGATATTAAGAAGGGCAAAGAACGCTGCTACTAAATCAGGCGCAGTAGAAGGAGCAGTAGCTGGAACAGTGCTCGGAAAGGCTTTAGCAGATGAACTCAAAGGTGGTCGTCTTGCAGTTAAGGCTAGAAATACTATTAAGAACAAGAATGTTAATGAAGTTGCTACTAACCTGCTAAAGAATAAAGGTGTAGGTAAAGCAGCTGTTGCAGGTACAGTTTTAGGTACTACTGCAGGATTGGCAGGCCTTAATAGATTAGCTAGTCACATGAATACAAAGCACCGTCTCGAGAAGAGAAAGAAAATGGATCAGAATAAACAATAAAAAAATATGATAGTAAAAAGAATTAAATTCTACTCAGAACCCGAAAGGGGGGGGGTTCGTCTAGAAGACATTAAGTCACACAGAGGCCTTGGTCGTAGCCTCATTGGAGGACTTCCAGGTGTATTAGGAGGTTATGCAGGTAAAAAAGCAGCAAACAAAGCTGATGCTGAGGGTAAATCTGATGAAGAGATTAAAAAGATTGCAACAAAAAAAGCAGCTAGGAGAGGTGCTGCTATAGGTAGTGCATTTGGGTTAGCTAATGCTGCTATAGATGGTTATGTGTTAAAAAAGGCAGGTGCCGGTGGTCGTAAAATAGCTACCAGAGCTGTAAGAAATATAGCTGGTGCAGTAGGTCTAAGTGCATTAGGTGCTGGATTAGGGGCTAAGAAAAATACTAAGGAGCGGCTCAAGAAGATAAATAAAATGGATCCGGAGAGGTATCAGAAGAGGAATCCAAAGAAAGAGGAGCCCCAGAGACCCAATCCAGGAATATATATTGTGCAATAGAGTTAGGGGAACCATTTTAAATTAATAACAGTATTTTATGAGTAGATATAGAACAAATGACCTACATATTACAAGTCCTTCAGGTATTTGGAGCGAGGAGCAGTTAATAGGTGCATACGTAAAGGTTAAATCTAGTGAGGTAATAGGTGGATCAGTGTTTGGTATAGACTCAGATACAGAATATACAATTAAAAATATTAACTTAAGACTAGATATAGATACAGGAAAGACTTATACAGTTATACATCTTAATGAGAAATTAGGTGAATTTAGCTGGAAAGATTTAGAAATAGTTGGGCTAGATGTAAGTAAGTATTGTAAGAGGTTAGTAAAGTATAAGATAGTAGATAATAAAGGAAGGGCATTAATAAAAGAAGAATTAGTAGAGCATAGTATCGGAGATTTGCCCCATGTCCCAGATGAGAAGCCAGAGTGTTTTTATTATTACCGTAAAAATAAAATAGAAAAAGATACTAAAGAGATAAAAGTATTAGTATATTTTAATTACACTAAGCTTTTCTATGATAGAGGTATTAAATTATTTGATAGATTTGGAGAGGATAGGTATTTAGTGTACGAAGATAATAAATTTGTACATAGATACTATACAGATCAAGTTCTATATTTTGAAGGAAACCCATACAGTTTTATAATAAGAGATAATAGAGGATCAGTATTAAATGTAGTAGATAATAAGCCCTGTTTTAGTAGTAATTCTAAGACATATTTTGAATTAGTAGCTAATAAGTTTGACAGTAATAATAATTACTTTGTTATTAAAAAATTAGGAGAGAACTTATATTTAGACCCGTATCATTCTGAATTTATATCTAGTCTTGATGATATTAACAAGATAGGTCTAATAACGTACAAGTATTAATATAAATTTCCTACACTTACTTTAGGTATACTCTTCGATGAGGGTGTAGGAGCCGTTAGAAATCATTTTAATTATAGATTAAATATTATGCAGATAAAAGTTAAATTATTTTCAGTGGGTGGAATACCTGCTAGTGATTCTAGTATTATTCCGCGCCATGTGGTTGAAGAGTATTTAGCTAGTGACAAGTACAAGGAGGATATTGCAAAAAAGAGGATGTTAGGTTCTCTCACCCACTTAGTACGTAATTGGGCAGCACAAAATAAATACAATCCATCAGTTGCATCTAAGACAGCAGGTAAAGATGATCAACTTATGTTAGTAGGTGTTGCAAGTCCTACTCATTATATAGATAGAGTTTGGATTGAGGACAGTGATCAGTGGGTTTATTGTACTGCCACTATTCTGTCAGAGGAAGGAATGGATGATCAAGCAGTTCAGAATATTAGACGCTTGAAGGGTATGATCTCTAATTCAATTCTTCCGGGTGTATCAGCCGTCATACTTGGTTACTGGAACAATGAAAACTCTCACGACACTCTCCAAAGATTAGTTGCTCTTAAAGGATTTGATGTTACTATGAATCCTAGTTGGTCAGATGCATCGGTTGTAGAAGTATTAGATCATCGAGATTCTAATGTAGGTACAAAAACATTCTCTGAGACTAACTGTACATTACAAGTTAAGGAATTTTCTGACTTGTCTGTTTTTGGAGATACTAAGTTACCAAAGAGTTCAAAAATTAGCAATCACTTCACTAGTCTAAAAGCAAAACAATTTAGTTCTGGTAATGTAGCTGTTGAGGTTGAAGGTGTTACTAAGTCAGGTCAAAAAGAATTTAGTATATCTACATTGAAAGAGAGAGTTAGATATGCCAAGTTCAGTCCTCGTATGAGATTTAGGAGATTGTTTTTAGAATATAGACAATTTGTTAAACAGGCTGGGGGTAGTGAGAAGATTGATCCTGAGACACTTAAGATAATGAAGTCTCTGTTTATGTCTGATGTACTGGATATATTTAAACAGATTACTCCGGAGGTTATAGCAGGAAAACAAGTATCTACATTAATTGGTGCAAGTTCATTAGGGAAGTCAATCAGAGTGTCAGCCCAGAAACTTCAAATGCCGTATAGAATGGCTATGCAAGAAATGTCTAGGACTGGAAAAGTTACTCCTGTTAGATTACAAAAAATACAAGCAGCTTATACTGAGTTTGCTAAGTCTATGCTAGATGAGGTATTTGGTTCTAATCCTTTACCAGAAGAACTTGAAGAAGATAACGAAAAGAAGGAGGAGAATGATGCCAAGAATTAAGATATTTAGTAGGAGAAAATTATTTAGTAATGTCGAGGAAAAGCAGCTTCATCAGGTAGTTTGTAGAGACTGTGGGCATGTAATGGAAACTGCTGAAAATGTAAACAGTATCTTATGTCCTAATTGTGGTGGAAAGAGGTTTAGCCTTAAGATATTCAAGAGTAATATTAACCCAGAATCAGAAAAACATATTGAACTTGATGAACCAATATTAACAGAGTTTGAGACAAAGCTTAAAGAGTTCAGTGGTAAGACTATTACTAGGGGTGAGTTTGAGAAGACATTTAGTGATAAGGCAGAAGACATGTTAGAGAAGGGTTTTGCAGAAATTGTAGAAAACTCAGTATCTATTAGTCCTACTGCATTTGAGTCAGAGAGATTATTTAGTAAACTCATAATACAAGTAACAAAAGTATTAGACCTTGATGAATCTGTAATGTCTGGCGATTGTGACAAGTGCGACATAATAGACCACTTAGAAGATCGCAGAATGTTACCAGAGCGAGGAATTATGGTCTTGAGAAAGGCACATGAATTATCGCCACGTGAATTACATTTTAGTGAAGATACTTGTAATAATTGGTTAGAAGATTCAAGCATTATACATGATCTTAAACTAGAATATGCAGGTCAAAGAATGGGTATTAAGCAGTTTATGGATATCTTGCATAATAGATATTCAGATGCCCCAGATGATATTGTAGATCAGCTTGTTTCTAAGGATGTAATTTCACTAGATGGAAGTCAAGTATTGATAAAGAATTAAAAAATAAATTATACATAAATGAAGACAACAAGATTTATGCAAGCCATGTTCTCAAATACAGACGAGGAATTGGCAAAGCAGGTAGATAACGACATCAAATCTGCAAAAGAGAATGGTGTTGTTGATACTGAAGAAGTTGAGTATAGAGATTTAGGTGATGGCAATGTTGCTGTTACAGACAAGGAAAACGGTGAGGTAACTTTAGCACAGAAAGCTACCGATGAAGCTGATACTTATGATCTTGTAGCTGTTCCGGATGGTCAGTTGGAAAAATTTCTCCACCCGTCAGAAGAAGGTCGCCCAGGTAATCAGATTGGTGCAGATGATGAGAAAGTTGAAAATCACGTAGGTTGTAAGAGAATTGGTTGTGAAGAGGAAGAGAAGGAATTCTCAGTATCTACAGACAATTCAGTAGTACTTCGTATATTTAGTGACCAAGAATACTGTGAGCGTCTTTTCTCTGAAGTAATTGAAAGTGAAGAGACTGCAAAAGTTGGTGATCTTAAGGTTGAGAAACTAGATGACGAGGAGAATACTGTAGTAGTTACTAATGAAACAACCGGTGATCAAGCAAAAGTAACACTTGATAATGATGAAATGGAAGTAACTGAATTAGATAGCAAGAATTTCAGCGATTATATGCCATTGTTTGTAGTAGGTGTTCAGCCATTCGATCACATTATAGTTGATGCACAGGCTTATACAGAGGAAGATGCAAATGAACTTCTTAGACGTCTTGAAGAAGATGGTATACAAGCAGTAGAAATCTTTGATAACCAAGAAGATGCTAGGGACTATGCAATGCAGCTCTTAAAAGGTCTTGGTGCAGATCCTGTAGAAGGAGAAGGTGAGATCGAAGAGCCAGTTGAGCAAAAGGAATATAGTGAAGGTGCATCAGTATTTGTAACTAGATTCTATTCTGATAACAATGAAATGATGTGTAAGCTCTTCTCAGAAACTGCAGAAGGCATCAGTCATACTCAGGATATTGTTGAAGAGTCTATTAAGTCAGGAGATTCTGTTGAGTTCGAAGATGGTATCGTTACTCCTGTTGATCCACAGAATGCTGTCATTGAAGATGTAAATGGTGATTATACACTTGTTTCTCTTCAAGGTGAAGATATGCTGATGGAAAATATGGAACCTGAAGCTGCAAAAGCTATTCTCAATGGTGAAGATATTATGACTGTTGAGGCTGAGAAAGAATATTCTGATGTTTACTGTAATGATGCAGAAACTAAATTCTTCTCTGCTAATGAGCCAATGACTTCTTATATGGAGAGATTATTCTCTGAGGAAGCTGACCAAGATGATGTAGAAGATGCTATTGAATCTGGCAAGGTAGTTGAGACAGATAATGAAATCATTACACCACTTTGCCCTGTATCTGCAGTTATTGAAGATAAAGAGAACGGTGAATTTACTAAAGCAATTCTCGATGAAGGTACAATGGATGTAACTCCGCTTACTGAAGACGAGGCTGAAGAACTAATCGAAAAGTCTGAGGAAGATGATGATGACGACGAGAAAGAAAAAGAATTCTCTGATATCTACTGTGACGAATCTGAAACTAGATTCTTCTCTGATAATGAGCCATTTAATGCCTTCATGGAAAGAATGTTCTCTGACATGTCAAGTCAAGATGCCATTGAAGAAGCTATTGAATCAGGTGAAGCAATTGAAACAGAGTCAGAAATTATCACACCTATTGACTCAGAAACAGCGGTAGTTGAGGATAAAGGTAATGGTGAATTTACTAAGGTTACTACAGTTGATGAAGATTCTCTAAATGTACATCCAATCTCTGAGGAAGAAGCAGATACGATGATGGCTGAGAAAGAATATTCTGATGTTTACTGTAATGATGCAGAAACTAAATTCTTCTCTAACAATGAACCTATGACTTCTTATATGGAGAGATTATTCTCTGAGGAAGCTGACCAAGATGATGTAGAAGATGCTATTGAGTCTGGTGATACTGTAGAAACAGAGGATGAAATCATTACTCCAATTAGTGATAATGTAGCAGTTATTGAGGATAAAGAGAACGGTGAATTTACTAAGGCAATTCTCGATGACGAGGTTATGGATGTAACTCCACTTACTGAGGATGAAGCAACAACTCTCATTGATGAAATGGAGGAAGAAAAAGAGGAAGACGAGAAGGAAAAAGACGAAGATGAAGAAAAGAAAAAGGATACCTTGAATAAGTTCTTCTCTGATAACGTTATTCCTGCAACTCAACCTAATACTGTTCAAGCTCCTGCACAGGCACAACAAGCACAGGCACAAGTAGTAGACCCAAATGCACAGCCAGTTGTAGAAGAGCAACCAGCAACTGTAGAAAATATAGAAGATAAAGCTCTTGCAGCAGTTGAGAGCATTAAGGCAGCAGCAGAAGAAGCATCAGCTCAGATTTTAGAGGCTAAGGCAACACCTGCACCTGCAACAGAGCCTGAGGTAGTTGAAGCTCAGTTCTCTGAAAAGACATTTAGTGCTAATGATACATTAGTATCTTGGCTTGGTAATAAGTAAAAACAATATAAATTAATTTATAAACGTAATGAATAATTTTTCACAAATCATGGGTACTCCTGAGATGATGAGTGCCCTCCGCGCAAGCTCAGTTTCAACTGAAGATGCTCGTCTCCGTAATAACGAGTATGCAAAGATGTTCTCTCGTAATGCAGAGATGATGGACTTGTTTGGTATGGGCAAAGGCTCTAATCTCCTCCAGAAAACTTTCTCTGGATATGCAGAGACTCCACTTTTGTCAACACAATATTTTAATGCATCAGTTGCTTCTTATGTAAGCTCTTTTGCAGGTTACATGTCTATCGAACGTGACTTTGATCAACCCAACGGCCTCTTCTATTGGTTTGATGTTCTGGGAGTTACAGACTTACGTCAAGTATTGCCTAACTTAGGTCCAGATCAATATCAAGATGTTCAAGTAATGGGTACTTTTGAACTTCCTATTACTATCACTCCAGCATCTGGTGCTTATACTCCACTTGTTGGTCGTAAGTTGATTCCTGGTACAGTTCGCATTAAGTGTGATGATGGTTCAGGTAAGAAGTATGAATTGATTGATGATGGTCAAGGTAATTTCATGTCAATCGCTGGTGTACTTAAGAAAGGTACTATTAACTACTTGAGCGGTAAGATTGAATTCGAACTCAATACTCCAATCACTGCAGCTGGTAAGATTACTGTAGTTGGTAAGGAAGATACAACTGGTACTCCTTGTGGTACACTCGGAGCTACTAATGCCCATGCAGCTGATAAGCGTTTTATTGCTAAGATGCAACAGATAGCTCTTAATACAGTTCCTGATATGTTGGTCGCTGAATATAACATTGCAGCACTCGGCGCTATGAAGAAGGCAACTGGTTCTGATATGGCTACATTCTTGTTCACTAAACTTCGTGAACTTTACACCAAGACAATTAACTTTAGATTAGTTGAAACTCTTGAAAAAGGTTATGCAGGTAATGCAATGACTGATCTTGACTTGTCTAATGCTACTACTTCTCTCGCAAGCAAGTTCATGGACTATCGTTCACGTGTAGACTTGTTCGATGCTTACTTGATCAATGTTGAGTCAGCACTTGCAACTAAGGCAGTTAAGGGTGTAACTACTACTGCTTATGTAGCAGGTAATCAAGCAGCTAACCAATTCCAAAAGGGTAGCGTAATTGGTAAGTTCGAGCGCAATACTAAGATGACTTACATCAATGACCTACTTGGTTGGTATGATGGTATTCCAGTACTTCGTTCAACTGATATCAAAGAAGCTGCTGGTGAAGGTACATTCTACACAATTCACAAGACACAAGATGGTCAAATGGCTCCTCTTGCACGTGGTATCTATATGCCATTGACTGATACACCTACAATCGGTAACTACAACAACCCAACTCAGATGGCTAGTGGTATTTACTATCAAGAAGGTGTACGCTACTTGGCACCTGAACTCGTTCAGAAGGTTAGCTTCAAGTTTGGCTTCTAATCCTAGGAAATAAGTAATTTCCCTAAAGAAAATAGGATTAATATAAAATAATGGAGGGGAATTCTCATAGTGATTTTTGAATCTATGCTGAGTTCCTCTTCTGTTTTATATATTAACACTGCTCATACTACATTCTAGTTTGTGCAGTTTATTTTTCGAAACTTAAAACATTATGGCAACTTATAAATTAAAGCGTAAAAGTTTTGGATTCATTAACACTAAGGCACTAAAAACTGCAGGATTAGTAGGTGGTGGTTTATTAGCAGCAGGTACAGCAATTGGGGCAGGTAAGCTCGCAAAGACCACAAATGATGCTCTCACTGGACAGATGGGAGAAGAAAATGGTGCAGGATTCTAAAATCTCTTAATTATGGCAAAGTACACATTAAAAAGAAAGACTTATAGTAGAGAGGCTCAACAGGCTTTTGCTGAAAAAAAGGCGGGAACATTACAAGGTTCATTAGCAGACCGAACAGCACAACTTAAAGCAGAGAATGCAGCGAAAAGTGCGCAGCAGACAGTAGATAGGGCAGCTAGAAAAGTCGCTGGAACTGCTTTACAAGGACAGGCGGGGCAGATTTCAAAAGCTGTAGGTAAAGAAGGCTATCAGAATATTATTAATAAAACGGCTGAAGCAGTAAAAGTAACTGGACAACAAGGTTATCAAAAAGGTATTCAGTCTGCAGGCATAAAACAAGGTGTCATGAATACTTGGAGAAATGCAGGAGCTATGGGCAAAACTGGAATGGCTGCAGCTGGTGTTGCTGGTGTAGGTTTATTAGCTAAGGGGTTATTCGGAGGAAATAAGTCTAAGCAAGCAGCATCATAAAGATATTATTATGAGAAATGAAATTATCTATAGAGGACTTAAGTTATCATCTGAAAAATGTAAGTATTTCCAGGTTGTACAAGGTAGTATAAATTCTCTTGTAGAAAGGGAAGATAAAGGAACACTAGTTTTGACATATTCACCCGGAAACACAGCAAAGTCTCTCTCTAGTTCACTTGGAATACCCCTAGTAGGAAATGGCAAGACTGAAATGATACCTATGGGAAGTCCAAGTAGGTTTTCTCATACTAGTATTTCATTGAATGGGTTAAGACTGGAAAAACTAACTTATGATCCTCACACTATCAATATAATAATAGCAGATGATTCAGAGTCAAGAGTAGTCCAGACTTATAACCATACTGTATTTATTGTATCAAAAGACGATTATAGAAACCCAGAATTTATAAATTTCTTATTCTATTCAGGCAATCTACTTTACTTAAAACCAGTTGGGCCTAGGGTAAAGGATTATAGGATTTATAATTTTCCTAAACTAATAATTGGAAAAGATAATTCTGAGGTTGAGTCTACTAATGATACAGTCTATACACTAAGGAAAAGATATAACGACTATTTGATAAGAGAAATAGATTATCAAGACCAATTTCTACTAGAACTAAGAAGAATATTAGATGATTATGGAGTAGAATTGGTCAGATTAAATAAAGAGAAGACACTAAGTAAAGCTTCTTATATCACTTATCAATTCAATCAGACTCCTACTAATGCAAATCACCCGAAAAGAGGGGACTTAGAGCGATATGTTATGAACCATCGTCAGCCAGTTGAATTTGTATTTCACACAACTGATATGGTTATGTATCATGATTTCAAGAATAAATATAGTGATGTACTGCTATTGACTAACTTTACAGAATTTAGAGTTCTTGATAAATACGGAGACTCTTTTAATGCAGCAATAAAGTGGAGTTCAATAACAGAAGATTTTAATCACATATATCAACCTGACGATAACTCTAATTTTGCTTTTCAGTGTCAATTTAGGTGTGAACTATTTTATTATGAGGTATTAGATACAAGATTTAATTTCCTCAAAGAGATAGTTACTATGATTGAGTCTGAGGATAATAATAAGAATAAAACATGATAAAATTTAGAAGTAAAAGCTTAGAGGTAGACTTAATAGATGAAGCGATTAAACATCTAGAAAAGGAACATGTAAGCTTTAAAATAATTGAACCAGACCAAGCAGATAAGGCTAGTAAGGTAAATTCTAAATCTATGGTATTAATGTCTTTTCTAAAAACAGAAAAAGGCTCTTATCAAATAACAGTAAAAGATAAAGAATTTTACCCATATACTCAAAAATTGATTGGAGGGCTCGATTATTTCAACATGAGAATAACTGATACAGATAAGAAGAAAAGAACTGTAACAGGTGAAACAGATCATTTAGGAGTTGCACTTGACATTATTGAGATCCTAGCTGTTAAATATGACTTATCAATTGTAAAATCTATATAGAATATGATAAACTTTAGACAGAAGAATTTTTCAGAGTATGATGCAATGCGAACTCTTTATGTTGAATTAATGAAAAGAATGAATGGTGATAAAAGTAGGTTTCCCATTATCAATTCGAGTGCATTAATTCCAATCCTAAGAGGTAACAATATCGTAGTTGAAAGATTCGTAATCAGTACTTCTATGTTTGGTAAAGATAAATATAGAATGTACTTAAAGATAGGTGCAAAAGCTAAATTACCAGATGAAGTGAGACTAAGTGGAAAAACTTATGATAAACGATTAGGTAATTTTAAATTTTCACTAGATCATAAAATTTTCTCTGGTGACGAAAGATTAAGTTTATTTAGTAGGAAAAATCATCAAGAGAATAACAGGAATAACTTCAACGATTATAGCCAACAAAATAACAACAGTAACAATAATAGCAATAACAATAATAATAACAACAATAATAATAAGAAAGGTGGCTTTATTAATTCATCATTTTCACCAGAGATTAGTATAAAATATAAAGTTACAGAATTACTTGGTGATGCAATAAAGTATGATAAGCCTAGTAGAAGTCTTATATTGGAGTTTAATTCTATTGATGATGCTATTAATGCACTGAATGTATTACCTTTTGGACTTAATTATAAAATATATCTCTTAGACGCATGATAATACTTAGACATTTCTCTAGCATTATTAATACAAATGCGCCCTTGCTCGGATTTAGGAGAACTAGAAAATATGATCAGGACTTAGGGAGATTAGGCAAGATGAACACTAGCCAAAGAGAGTTACATAAGCTTGATAGTATTAGAAAAGAACAACGAGAAATGTATAGAGAATTAAATAGAGGGCTAAGTTGGGGAAACCTAAAAGAAGATTAAATTATGGCTACATATAGATTAAAAAGAAAAACATTCGGATGGGCAGAGGGAGTTTCAGATACTGTCGGTGGAATAGCTGGCGGTGTAGGTAAAGCACTTGATTCAAAACCTGCTGCAATTGCTGGCGGTCTTGCTGGTGGTTCTCTTATCGGTGGTGCAATCGGTAAAGGGTTAGCTGGTCTTGGTGGTCTTGCAGCTCCTATTAGTGGTCCTCTCGGTTGGTTAGTAGGAGCAGGAATTGGTGCCGCTGCTACAAGAGGTTTAGGTAAAGGTCTTAAATCTGCAAGTGATTCTCTTCAATCTTAAATAGGATAGGAGGGACTCAAGATGATAAGATTTAAGCAAAAAGAGTTCTGGATAGGTGCAGCTTTGAATGCAGTTGGTATTGGGTCTTCGCTACTTGGATTAAAACAAGGGCAAGAACAGAATGAACAGTTAGAAGAGAATGCAAGACAACAAGCAGAGCAAATGAGAAAACATGATGAACTACTCCAGGAACAAAATAGAAAATTAGATAGGATTGCAGAACGTGCCAAACGGAATCCAGAAGCAGCTATTGCATCAGCTCAGGCAGTGGCTCAGAAGGAGTTTGGAACGCCTATGTCTGTTCTAAGACCACTAGCTAAAATAAGATCAGGACTTAATAGCGTAAAAAACTTAGGTTCTAATGTATTTAAGGCTGGCGGAATTGAACTAGGTAAGGGAATGGCTGAAAATGTTGCAACGGGAGTTACAATGGCTGCTGCAGGTTATGGTGTAGGAAAGGCAATACAACATAATATGAAGAAGGAAGGGTTAGATCTTGATAGTAATGGAAATCTAACTCAAAAATCTTATGGAGTTGTCGGTGAGTTTGGAAAGAATCTAGCAAAGGGACTTAAGAAGAAATCTACTTGGGCTATGGCAGCTGGATTTACAGCAGTCCCAGCTTATATGGGATATATGTCCGATAAACAGCAACTTAAAGATCAAGTAGGTGCAACTCAACCTACACAACCTACTACACAAGATCAACCAGCACAACAAAGATCTTATGCAATACCTGGATCAATTATGAAAGGTATTAGTAAGTTAAAACCAAGCTGGTGGGATTTTAAAAAATTTAGAGCTCATCCAGGTCAAACATTGTCAGGTTTTGGCGCTAATGTTGCCAGTTTTGGAATGTTAAATACTGACAAAATAAATAAGTTTGGTAAGACGTTAGAGAAACTAGGTACAGGTGGAGCAGTAAATGGTATAAAAGGCGTTAAAAGTGATGCTGCAGTTAAGGCAGGACAGTTTATTCAGAATCACAAAACTCTAGCTAATACTGCTGGAATTGCTGCAGGTGCTGGTTTGGCTAGTGCAACATGGGATGGAAGTCAGAAACTAGTAAATAAGATAGGTAGGACTGTAGACCCTGGTGCATATAAATATCAAGATGCTCAAAATAAGAAAGTAGAGCTTCAACAACAACAACAAACTCAATAATTATGGCAAGATATAAACTTAAGAGGAAAACTTATACGGTCTGGGATGAAACAGATAATCTCAAACGTATGAAAGATGCTGATATTCTTGCTGAAAAGAAAAAGAAAACAACAGATTATGGAACTGTTGCTAGAAATGCCACAATTGCAGGTGTAGCTGGTGCAGGATTAGGTATAGGTGCTGGTGCAGTTAAAGGCCTGATTAAACCTGGCGTCAATTCTGCTGGGAGACAGTTATCTAGGCTATCCGCAATGGGTTCTAGTGCAGCTAAGTTAGGTAAAATAGGTGCTACTGTTGGTGCTATAGGTGCTGCAGCTAGTGCATATAAGAAAGCAAGTGAGAAGGCTGCAGAAAACAACTTCTATAATCAAAGATTAGATTATGCTAAGAGGCAAGCACTAAGAAGAGAGCGCAAAGATTGGAGAACTAATATGACTCAGCGTGACGGCTATTCTTACTAAAATTTTGGAGGTAATATGATAAAGTTTAGATACAAAAGCTTCAGTAATTTTAGTAATGTTAAGAAGGGCGTAAGTGAATGGGCAAGTAGAAATCCAAATACAGTCAAGAACTTAAAAAATCCTTTCATGGTAACTAGTATGGTAGGGCTAGGTCTAAATGTTGCTAATACTGTAAATAATAGAAACCGTGATAATAGTAATAAAGAGTTCAGGCAGAAAGAAATAGATGCCCTTAGTAAATTAACTAATCAACTTAGTAAGACAAGTAATTCAGTTAGGAGCTTAGATAACGAAATTAAATCAACACAGGTAGCAGCTAAACCTGAACCAAAGCTTAAATTCACTAAGAGAAGTAATGGTTTTGGCAGCTACATAACACTAGGAACTAAATATAAAAATAATTAATTATGACAACTAATGATTTTATTACAACAGCAGACCCTATCAGCTTAGTTAACTTTGTAATGATTAATGCAGAGGGTGAGAGAGATATTAATTACACAGCTTTAGATCTAATCGGTAAGAAAGATTAATAATGGCTAAGGAAATTAATGACTACTTGACTATTGCAGATACAGAGGGTCTATTAGCTATTGGATTTAACGCTGAAAGTGATAGACCTCTTGTTTATGATGCAACAGATCTCATAGGTACTAGAGGAGATAATAATTCTACTAGTAAAGGCCAAGGTGATAGTTATGAACATGGAAGTGGTGGAGAAGTCTTTGATAGGTTGAATGGAAGACAGAAAACTCCAGGTTCAGAAGATAATAGTCATTCAGAGGTAGGATAATACTATTAGAATTAAGTAACTAGTTCTACTTTAAAGAAAACAATATGATTAAATTCAGACAAAAAGATTTTAGTAATTATATTGTTAGTGATGCAATAAAAGGTGCTAGCTTAGGAGCGAGTGTTGGGGCTTTGGCAAATGGTGCAGGTAAAGTTATCCCAAAGTTTAAAGACGGTAGAGTTTTAACTGGCGTAGGTGCTATTATTGGTGCTGCACTTGGGGCTTTAGTTGGTACAGTAAGACAAGTAAACGAGCACTATAGTAGGTCTAAGGTTGATGATAGGTTATTAAATCCTATTGTCCATGATCTACTTAGGCAGGGTTTTAGGGAGAATATAGATTTTACCAGAGATCCAAAGACAGCCAATAAACTTAGTACTAAGGTTTGTCTAGTACTTAATTCTAATGGCTCTGATTTTAGGATCTTGGTTAATACTGTAGATGACCCTGACCTTAAGAAGCTCACTAAGGTACTTACTAAGAAGTTAAATACTGCAGAGGTTAGTGAGAATTTTGCAACTAATAAATATAACGAAATACAGATATCAACTATCAAAAATACTAAGGAAAACCTAAAAACAGCTCTGTATATCATCAAAGGTTTTATACAAGGTGGTTATCCTACATATATGGTAGAAGTTGGTTAATAATATAAAATTAATAAAATGGCACAATGGAAAGAAACTCGTGAACCATATGTAAGAGTTCATGATAAAATAAAAACTGCCCCTATTAATCCTACGGCGGGTGAAGACTTGATTATCGGCGGCGTAATTATCTCTGATGCAGGACCTTCAACTCCTACATTGATTACTGGTCAGGCAGATTTCCTCTCTACATATGCATCACAGGATCTAACTAAGAAATATGTTGAATCTCTGAATGGTCTATATAAGGGGGATGATTTAACAATGGCAGAAACTATGTGGCTTAATGCTTATAGATTAGCAGGTTCAAATAATCTTTTAATTGTTCGTGCATCTAAGGCAGATAATATTTCCTTCTCAAAGCCACTCATTAAGGACGATAATAGTTCATATATTCTTCGTGATGGTCAGTTATTGAAGAAAGTACCTGAATTTAAGCTTGTTATTGATGTAGACAAGGACAAAGCAAATCATAATACAGATGGTTGGGCAATCTCTGTGAATGGTGTAGGTTCATTAGGTAATAGAACAACCGATGAAGGTCCTCAATATGATTACTATGTACAGGACTTAAAAGAGCTTGTTGAATATCTTAATGACACATCTATCTTCTTTAGCCCATCTTACTCTTTCTATGATGATGAAAAGGGTGAGATAGTTTCTAAAGATCCTAAGAATGCAGTAAGTGTTGTATTCCATGAAGTTTACTTAGGCAACGGAATACTTGACAAGACAGATCCAAGAGCAGTAGATGGACTTGCATATGTTGTAGTATGTGAGAAAGATTGGACGATAGAAAATCCTGGACAAAAATTAGTCGACCTAAATAGTGTTGCTTTCTCAGGATTTAAAGCAGCTAAGTATTATGCAACTAATGCTTACAATTCTAGTACTCCCCTAAAGGTTCGTATTAGACGTTTTAATCATGATGCAGTAATTACAAAGGAACTCAGCAAGGCAGACGTAAATGAAGGTGGTAATTCTCCTTATACAGTACTTACCTCAGTTCTTGATACATTTACTAAGAATGGAACAGCAGCACCTAGTTTAGAGAATCTTAAACGTGACTTCTACGAAATTGCTATATTTGACCCTAGCGTTAATTCTGAACCTGCTTACTTTAATGTAGGTAATATAAAGGGGCGTGGTGATATGACAGTAGATGAGTTGAACAAGTCACTTAAGATGATTCAATTACAGCTCCCAGATAATATGTTAGACTTGGGACTTGACTACTATAACTACTTACCTAAGACTAAAACAACTGGATGGATTCCTGTTAAGAAGACAGAGTTAAGTTCAGAAGAGCTAGGTAAACTAAAAGCCTATGATAGCAAAGCTGATATGAAGGCAGTTAATGCTAAAGTAGGTGATGTTGCAGTAATAGGTCAAAAGACTCCTACATATTACGAATACAAAAATACAACTGTCTACACTTGGCAATTATGGGAAGGTGAAGTAGATACAGTAACTGCAGGAAAAGCTAAGAAGTATAATAGCTTAGAAGAATTGATGGCAGCTTCTGGTACTAATGATGAGATTGCTAAGATTGAAGATATAAATGGAAGAACAGTTTACTATAAGTGTACTGTATCTACTGGTCTTGGTTGGGAAAAGAAGACAGATGGTTCTACTCCAACTGCAACCTATGTAGAAGATTCACTTAGTACTTTAAAGGCTCATGTACTCAAACCAAAAGCAGACGATATTGCTAAGGTAGGTAAAGAGTCTGAAGGTAAGTTCTATAAGTATCAGAAGGGAATTAAACCAGAACAAGCTGACCCAGAAGAACTTTTTGTAAATCTTCGTATTGATCCAGATAAGTATAGTATCTTAGATGTTAGCGATACTGATATTTACAAGGCATTCGATAAACTTGCATTAGATGAAGTATATCAGACAGAAGGTTTAGCTGATTTTGGTTGTACATCACCAGGTGTTCAATCTTATATGTCTAACTTAGCAATAAATGAAAACTACTTCTACCCAGCAAGTACAGTTAATAGTACTAATTACTTAACTATTGCAAATTCAGCAAATAGATTAAGTAAGGACAGCTATAAACTTTATATAAGTGCTCCTTGGGATGTTGATACTGGTACAGTTGGATTTAAGTATTATGCAGCACCTTCTACATTGTACTGGGAAGCAGTTGGTAGAAATAGAGGACTTGATCGTGAATTTGCTCCAATCTTAGGTCAAACTAATGGAGTAGTTCAATATCAGAAGCCAGCAGTAGAGTTCAATAAGAAAACTCGCCAATTATTGCTAAGCAAGAAGATCAATACTGCACTGTGGAATACTCAAACACAGGCTTGGAACATGAATGATAACTATACTAAGCAGTCTGAGGATAATATTATGTCTGATGAAGCTAATAGTCGTCTTATGATTCGTATTAGTAAGTCTATTCCAAAGTTGTTAAGGCAGTTCATTGGTAGAAGAATTGGCGAAACTCTGTATTCTGATATGGAAGGAGTACTAGACTTTTTCTTCCGTACTAATATATTGTCAATGTCTTATACAGTTGATGCATATAGGATTACAATTTCTAGCATTAATAACGAAGAGATTGCACGTCAGAATAAGGTAAATGTTCTCGTTGAAGTTCGTTATCCAAGATCTCTCAAGTATGTTGAGGTTTATAATGAAGCTTACGATATGGGAATGCCTTTTGATGGTAAAATCTAATTAAGATCGAAATAAAGAGGGTGAGTACATTTTTAGTTATTCACTCTCTTCGATCCTATTTAACAGTGTAACCTATTAATATGGCAGATAAAACATTACTATCAGACTTAAAAAAGAAAGTTTTTATTAGGTCTACACTTCTAGGAATACATGGACTCGATGAACTACTTGGTATAAATGAAGTAGTATCAGCAGACGAAGTATTGCTAGAGATTTTTAAAAAAGCATTAAGAGAGTTTGAGAATACAACACCATTAATTTGGGAAAGTACTGTTGATAGAACTCAGCTATTACCATGTGATGCGATTGGTGATGGATACTATGAGTTAAAATCTAATTTCACTCTATGGCTTAAATGTCTTCTCCCACTTAACAGAGTTATTCTAGTGTTTAACTCTATACCACTTTGGAGAGTTTCAGGACAAGGTACTAATAATTCTTATGCAGGGTTTGGAGGCTCATCTAGTTATCCTATACCAGGTGCTTATCAGTATGTAACGGATTATAGAAAACCTTACATATTTTTAGATGATGTACCTAACACAACTATCTGTCTGAAAGGTTTAACAAGTTATCCTATTATACCTGATTTCTTACCAGATAGATCATTTAATCATGCATCGGAGAGTAGTGCTATTTACTTTTTAGATGTAGAAAGTGGAGCAAGAGGAAATTTCTTTATGGACTTATGCATGACTCACCTACTTGACTATATTAGGCAGCTTAAGGCATCTCTTCAATTACCTAATATGGCAATTGATGTATTAAGTAATGTTGATGCAGCTTATCAAGAATTAAGAAGTAGATGTGATAACTATGCAATACAATCAGGTTGGTACGGAGAACTATTACTATAAATATGATAATACTAAGAACAAAAACATATGCAGGTACATTATCTATAGGCGGTAAAGAATCCTTACTGAAAGGCATAAGCGGTGGATTTACTAATTCTATCTCTAAGAAAGCTAAAGGTCTTGTAGGTAAGGTTAGGAAATTACCTTATAAAATCCAAGCTAAATCTCTTATGGCACAGACAACTCCTGTCGGGACTGCTACAAATAATATCGTCGAGTCTGCAATTAGAAGACCAGATGTAGCAGCAACAGCAGCCGTAGGACAACTTGCAACGCCTGTGGGATTATCAGTTGGTGGTCCAGTAGGTACAGCATTATTAGCTCCTTGGGGTGGACCAGCGACAGCAGCTGTAGTAAAGAAGCCTATTCTACCTAAGAAAACTCTGATTAAATTAGATAAGAGTGCTATTAAATACAGATCAGGTGAATTTGCTAAGAGATTAGATAATATAAAAACAACAGTGGGCGACGTATTGAACAAAGGTGCTGAAATTGCACATACAGTACCAATCCCAGGTGTAACAATATAAGGAGAGATGATTAAGTTTAGAAATAAATCCTTTTCTATACAAGAAGGTCATTATACTGGGCCCAAAAGCACTGATAACCTACCTGGAATGTTAGAGACTGTTGCTAAAGGTGCGGGTCTCGGAGCAGGTATTGGGGCATTAACTGGAGGGCTGATGAACGATAGAAATGCCGTAGATGATGCAATAACAGGAGCAAAATTAGGAGCAGTTAGTGGTATTGCTGCAAAATTTCTCCTAAACTATTTTCACAAACCTATGACATCTATTAAGTACCAAGAAGTAGATAGAGGAATTAGGAGACAGTTTGGTATTTATCAAGTGGCTGGTGTAGTAGTAGGAGAAACAGTTGATAAAAGAGCTAAGATAGAAGATAAGTTTGACTTTAATAGCCGAAATATAACAGATTATAAAATTACATTTACTATACATGATAATCAAATTATTATGTATACATTCGGAGTAGATAAAGATGAACTAGATAAAATCAACAAAGTCTTAGACTCATACTGTAGAAAATATTTTGGGATGGAGTATGATGCTAAAGTGATAAACTTAAAAGTAAATTCATACTCTGTTAATATTAAGTTTACAAATTGTTTAGCAGTTTGTCAATTTATTATGGAACTTAGTAATGAACTAAAGACCAAAATAAATCTTCTTGATAATAATGCAATAGTTACTAATAGAATCCAAGAAGCAACAGAGGAAGAAGATAGAATTTTCTCAGAGGGTTCAATAACTAAGTATGATGCAGTTAAAATTCTAGGAGGTGGATTTTCTAAGTTATCCATAGGCAAAGGTTTTACTAAGTCACTTCCTGAAGTTATTATGTCAGGATTAGTAACTGCTTTTAAAAAAGTAGGAGTAAGTGAATTAATAAGATTGGGTATAAAGCCTAATAGAGGTTGGCTAGATAATAACTTCTTAATAGATCAATTGAAGAAGAATTATTTTATCGAAGGACATCACTACTCAATAGGTAACGAAAAGAAACCAGTTCAAATGTCTATTGCTGGTGGTATTTTTATAATTTCATCAGTGTTTAATAGCAAGGAAGATAAGAAAATATCAGGAATGCAGAAAGAACTAAAGCATATTATAAACAAATCAAAGATAGATAATGTCTCAACCTACACTTATGCAATCAGAAGTGAGAGTGAATTCCGAACTGTCTTGAAGAAGTTTATGGATTTAGATCTCAAGCCAAATTTATATAACAATGAGCTGATATGATAAAGTTTAGAGAGAAGGATTTTTCAGTTTTTGATAAAAATATGTTAGATAACATTAAAAATAAACTAGAATCTGAGAAAATAGAAGATTTTGAGATTACTGAGAAAGTACCTAAGGATTCAATTAGTATAACTGGAGATATTAAGGACATAAAACTCTACATACCAATTGACTTAGAATATACTCAGATTAAGATAGAAGATTTTATTAGAGAATTGTCAAAGTTTAATAGATGTAGTACTAACTTAGATAGAAATATCTTTGTTATGAAACTGTCTGATAGCTTAACCTTACCTCAATATATTAAGTTAGTTAAGTTTATTATAGAGGAAGAAGGTTTTTGCTCAATTCTAAAAAGCATTTAAATAAAATAAGATAATGGCAGAGAATATGGTATTAAAGAGTTTAGACTTGAGTAATAAATTCTATCAAGCAGCTCTTAGTAATATAAAAGCACAGTTAGAAATCTTAGGTACTAAATTTGTCGTATTAAGACCTAAGGAAAATAGCAAGTGGAAGAATGTGTTTGGTGGATCATATTCATCTGACAGTACACTAGAGAATGACTACGATGAGTTTACTACTAACTTAATAGTCAACTTAAATGATATGAAAGATGTATGGAATAGGAATAGAGATAGTATAGAAGCTTTCACAAATGATGGATCTCTTGAAGTAGGTGATGAATTACAGTATACAAGAAATAAAAGAACGTATAGATTTAAGATTTCACTAAAACAGGGATACAGTGAAACAGGCGATACTCTCTATTCTTATACCTTAATGAGTATTATCGAAACACTTGACATGTAAAATTATGGATGAGGAAATAAGAAAACAAAATAAAATTCCCGGATCCTGTGAACAATTTACTAAGCCAGAAGAAATAAAAGCTCTCAATAAATATCTAAGAAAATTAAAGAAAGCTTATGATGATAATACTGTCTTAGAAAAAGATAAACTAGGTGTTATTGGTTTCGATGGACAATTAATAAAAGAAACACCACTTAGTACACAGGTAGAGAAAATAGAGACAAACAGAGAAGTAAGTCTAAGTAATTCAGTTCTTAGTGTTGATGGTGAGAGTAAGGAAGTTTCACTAAGTGATACAGTAGATAAGATCAGTGATAGTGGAGAAAAATCATTAAGTACACAAGTTGATAAAATAAGCGACGATAGAGAATATCCGCTAAGTGAAACAAAAGAAAAAATAAGTGATGATAGAGAGTATCCATTAAGCACACAAGTAGAAAACTTAAGCGACAATAGAGAATACCCACTAAGTGAAACAAAAGAAAAACTAAGTGATGATAGAGAGTATCCATTAAGTACACAGGTAGAAAACTTAAGTGATGATAGAATACAGACCTTAAGCAGACTAGTTGAAAAAATAGGTAATGGAAAAAAAGAAACCTCACTTAGCAAAAAGACAGAAGGAATATTAAATAGCTCTAGTATTAAAACAAACTCTCTTAGTAATCAAATAAATAAATTACTCAAGGAAAATAAAGACTTAGATGTAGAATTAAGTAAACATAAAGATACATTAGGGCAACAAGATATAGAATTAAGTCTTAGCGATAAGATAGATACAATAGAGGACGAACGTGAATACCCACTAAGTACTAAAATAGATCGGATAAAGACTGATGAAGATTTAGCTCTTAGTGATAAAATATCGGACTTAGAAGTAGATGAAAGAATAGAGCTCAGTGACGAAGTAGACAAGATAAAGGATACAAGGGATAATAAACTGAGCGATAAGAAGGATAAAATTAACCCACAGACAAAACCTGAATTAAGTAAGAAAGTTTCAAAAATAAATGATCATACTAGTAATAGCTTAAGTGATCAGATTAGTAAGATAAAAAATGAAACAGTACAGCCAGACTTAAGTAGAAAGGTAAGTCAAATAGAAGATCATAGGGATAACAAACTTAGTACTGATAGGCCAGATAAGCTTAATGCAAAAAATGAAATTCCGCTTAGTAGTATTGTCGACAACCTAGATACTAAGCTAGAAACAGAATTAAGTAATAAGGTTGATGAATTAAGCGATGATAGAGAATTTTCATTAAGTGCTTATATAGACAACCTAGAAGATAATTCTGAACAAGAGCTTAGTAGTAATGTCGAAAAACTAAGTGATGATAGAGAGTATCCATTAAGTACACAGGTTGATAAAATCAGTGATGACAAAGAATATCCACTAAGTACTAAGAAAGAAACAATACAAGATAATTCAACTAGTTTATTAAGTGCACAGATTGAAAAACTAAGTGACGATAGAGAATATCCACTTAGTACACAGGTAGATAAGATCAGCGATGACAGAGAATATCCACTAAGTACTAAGAAAGAAACAATACAAGATAATAAAAGTTACTCACTAAGCGATATCATTAGTAGAATACAAGATACAGGTAATGATGTAGCCTTAAGTAATCAAGTAGAAAATGTAGTAGAGGATAGTACAGATGGAATACATAAACAGTTTGATCCGGCAAAAGACCACTTATCTAATACAGGTACGAAGATTATATCTAACAAAGGCGGTAATGTAGAAGAACTAAGTAATAAAAAATCTGAGTTAATTAGTTCAAAGACAGACTTAGATGGGTTAGAACTTAGTAATGAGGTTAGTAAGATAGATGATAAGTCTAGAGAAGATAATCTTAGTGAGGAAACAGAGAAACTCATAGGCGAAGTAGGTGAGGTAGAGCTAAGTAATGAGAAACAAAAAGTAGGGGCTGAAGAACCAAGTCTGACTGATTTTGAGAGGAAATTAATAGACTACAAAGATCTTAATAACTACTACAATAACTTACTTAACTTCACAAAAAATAAAGTCTTAAATAAAGGTTGGGCTAGCAAAGTTTCATCACTTATATCATCTTACTTAAGTAGTGGAAATATAACAGAGGCAAAAGCTAGGGAATTTGAAAAAGCATTGTATAAAGCAGCAATGAAAGATCCAAATCCTACACCAATGCCTGCTACGAAATTACCTAAATTCAATATTAACTCACTAAATATAAATAACTACTTAAGATTTGTAGCTGAGAAGATAATAGGTAGAAATTGGCATAATCAGAAATGGCTAAGAGCTTTTCTACTTGATGAAACATTAGCAGTTCTTGTACTAGCTCGTGAAGAAGGTGAGAGATTAAAGAAAGCAAATAGAGATAGACTTCCTGGCAATCCTGATATACTTAATGAACTTATAACAGGTGGAGTAAAAGAAGGTCTACAAGATGGAGTAAAAAGAGTAAAAGATAAAGTAGTTGGATTAATTCATGGAGAAAGTTTAGAGAAAAAATATCCAATAAACCGTCCAATTGATAAAGACACCCCACAAACAAATGAATTAGGTTATCAAACATGGACGAAGACTAACTCAAAGGGCGAAAGCTTTAAGGGGATGTCTTTAAAGGATATAGGAAAAAAACTAATAAATGCTGCAATAGGTAAAGTAGATAGTTCACCTGAAAGATATGAATTTAATGAAAACTATATAGGACGAGGAGCTTTTCAGGGTATTAATACAACACTAGAAAATCTCTGTATGGTATCTAATGTAGAAGAGATTAGAACTGTACAAGATCTTTTTAATGTAATCGAAAAAAGCCCCTACATGTCAACAGCTAGTAAGGTAGTATCTGGTAAAGATAGTCCACTGAAAGTATTAACCTTAGACTCTAATTCATTCTGGGAGATTATTTTTGAGCCTTTTGTTGCAGCAGAGAATGGAAAAGTATCATACTTACCACCAATAGAGGAAATAAATCTATGGAATATGCTAGATCACGGTGTAAATACTGGATATAGTAGATGGCTGCCTATTACCTCTTTTGAAATGCAGAAAGCTAAGCTAACTACTAAGACAGCTGGATTATTTGAAGGAGAAATAAGCTTTCCTACTTCTCTAGAGTTTAGTAATGAATTTAGGATAACTATTTCAGATGATCAATATAAATCATTCAGAAACTACTTTGAGAAATGTATGGAAGTCTCTGTATTTAATAGTGAGCCTCATGGACCTGAAGACTATGGACAAGATGGGAACAATAACTACATAGGATATAGTAAACCCTATAAGAAACTTACATCAGTGGATAAAAACTTTTCATGTATTGCACCTTATAAGAATGTTACATTCAAGTGCTCTATCTACTGTATGACACCACAGAAAGGAACAATTAATAGGTATGAACTACTATTGACTCTTAAAGATCTAGTAGAAGAAAGGTTTGGAGAAATAGAAGCAAGTGGGGGAGACTTAACTGTATCTTTTAGTATAGTTGGTGAAAATCCATCTCATATCTCATCAACTGGTTCAGGTTCAGGGTCTACTCAGCTTAAAATGGCAAAGAGTGTTTATGAAGGTATTAATAATAAAGTTTCTGCCAAAGCTGATAAAATATTAAACAAGCGTCCTAAAAGTGTAACAGGTATTGGAGTAATTGGAGGATAATATATGTACTTAAGATTAGGAAAAACAAAAATAAACTACTTATCTCCTAGTATTGATGATTTTATTATACTAGCAGAGGTAGTTGATTCTGATATGTCCTTTGAGAAACCCGTATTTGTTAGAACTGTCGATGAGTTAGTTCTTTGGTTTGGTAAAGATTTCAAAGATTATGACTACTTGAAAGAATTAATAGGTCAAGGTAATGTATTATACTTATTTAAACCTATCAATGAAAGCAATAATTGGAGAAATGATTTTATAGCTTATCACAGGTTTAGGGATATTGAAGGAGAGTATTATAGACCTTCAGAACTTCCTAAGGTTGGTGAGAGTGATAAAATATACAAGGTAATTAATTTTGATGGCAATGGTAGATTTACTAAAGATGATCTCAATTTTGATAAGATTATTTGGATTCAAGAAATAAATGATTTCGTTAATATAGATGACCTACCTCAGAATATAGAAACAAGGGAGTCAATTTCAACACTAAATAGAGATACTCTGAGAATCTGTCATCGAGAATCTAAGATCAAATATTGTAACCCGATATATGGTCAAAAGGAGAATATTGAAGAAAATGGTGAATCTCTATTATCAGTTAAGCCGTCTTTAAGAAATCTTCAGCTTGATCTTATAGAAAAAGGATATCAAACACTGGCCTTTAAAGTTACTTATGATGAAAACATAGTACCTAATAAAGATTCTTACCTAGTTATACAGTCTAAAGAGAGTGGCGAAAGAACAATTCTATATTTTGGAAATACAGTACCTAGTGAGAAAATAGTAGAAAGTAAGTACTATAATACACAGAAGAAAGTAACCGACTATAGAGACTTATTTGAAAAACTTAAGGCTTTTGGTTTTAGTATAGAGGGGAATAAAATAATTGCACCATTTCCTATACAATCTACGTACTTTTATAATATAGAAGGTTTTAGTCTAGTACCCGACAAGAAAACAACTAACTTTATACTAGATGTTCTTAGTGTTGGTGATGCTAGAATAGAATTTTGGTCAAAGACTATAGGATCTGGTGGAATTGATGGTGATATTAAAATCAAGATCGAAAATACTGGAAATAATTTCTATAGAGTAACAGTTAATAGATTTGATATACAGGAAATTCATGAAGGATATAGCGAAACAGATCAAGTAGACGAAAGATTAGATACAGTAATAAATAAAAATTCAAAAATAATTTATTGTAGACTAATTCAATCTTTCTTAGGTTCTTGGTTAAATACTAGAAATGATAAAACTCTAGAATATCCTGCAGTCTATAGTAGTGACCCTAGTAATAATGAAGACTATATGGTACTTCAAAACCCTAGAGATCATAGAATACCTGAGGGAACTTGGATATTGAGAGGAAGTGAAGTAGAAAAAAGTGTTTCCTTTGATGCAGCACTTAATACTCTCCTTAGTAACTCAGATACTCTCTACCTAGATTACTTAATGTTACCTAATCCTAGTAGTTATGAAAGTAGTCAGGTTAAAGTAGATGAACACTATAAACTCTATGATGATCTACTAGTAAAACTCAAAGAAATTAATTGTCAGGCTCTAATCGAAAACTCTGATAGTACAATAGAGGGAAATAAATTAGATGACAGGAATAATTACTTACTATATTTCTATGGATCAATGGAAGTAAGTAATAGATATAGACCTGGATACTATACCTACTTAAGAGGAATACTAGAAAATAAATACTCTTACTCTACTACAGATATCCTATATAGAACTCCCATGGACGGTAAAAAACTTTATGGGGATTCTAAGTTAATACAGGATAGGTATAAGTCAAATTATATGATAGATAATGGACTTTACTATTATTATCCTGCATACTTAGACGGAGATTCTTATATAACTAGTGGAATAATGAGGTTCTGTCTAGGTAAAATACAGAGAGAACTTGAGAAAAATAAGTGGAGTTACTTATCACTTAGATCAACTGGACCAATTAGAAGTACAATTGAGGGAATACTTAGGAAGATAGCTGATAGATTCTCCGTAATTAGACAGATTCTGATAAGGGACTTTAGGATAGATTCGAGAAATAGTAAGTTAGAGCTAAAAATAGATACTATTATAAGCGACCTAGTAAAGAACGAGATCAGCTTAGATGTTACAATAAACTATAACAAAACAATATAAATAAATAATTAAACATGGCAACAGTTACAGAATTAGTAAGAGGTAGTCAGCTTAGAGCTAAATTTATTGACTATACCTCAACCTACCGTGACAATAACAAAGAATTCCTTCGCGGTGATATGTGGGAATTTAAGGTAATCGCGGCACCTAAGATTGTTTACTATCCAGGTGATGATATAATCAATGCGAGACTTAATTCAGTTCAGGTTGGTGTTGATACTAGTGTTACTGGTATAGAAAAACGTATGAGAGGTGGTTATGCAATCTACCAACAGACTAACCAAACCACTTCAGGTAACTTGACTTTGAGCTTCGTTGATAAAGAAGACCAAGCTATTACATATTTCCTTGATGACTGGAGACAGAAAATTTCAGATCGTGAGACTAAATATTCTTTCCGTAAGGATGATGTTGTAATGGACTGCAAACTTTTTATCACCAATGCACAGAGACTTGATGTTCGTGAGCTTACCTTCTACAATGTGATTATACAGGATGCAGGTATAGATAATAATGGACAAGCAGAAGCAGAAAGTGATCGTTCAGATGTAACAATGTCAGCTAAATTTGAACATTACTCACTAGAATTCAAGAATCTCTAATCAAAACATACAGACTTAAGGAGAATAGGATTTAGTTCTTTATTCTCCCTAGGTCAAAATCGTATTCATCATGATATTATACAAACAAAAGCAGTATAGTGAAGATAGTAGAGAAGCTTTTATTAATTACTTGAATAACTTAGAAGCTTGGAAAACTAGATGTAAGAATCTTCATTGGGCAGCTGAACATAAAAATATACACGAATATTTGGATGAATACTATAACATTCTGGTAGATTATCAAGATAAAATAGCTGAGACTTATATGGGAATTACTGAAAAGCTACACCCACTTGATATAAATCCGACGGCTTGTGATAAGATTACAGCAATTGATCTTATAGAGGATGTAATTAACATAACTGCTGTAGAATTTTATCAGAGTATACCAGATGATGTAGTATTTATGGGTATTAGAAGCGAAGTTGAGTCATTTATGCAAGAAACAGAGAAATATAAGTATCTGTTTGGACTGTGTAAATAATAGACTGTAAAGAGACTTGCTAAGAACAATAAAAGAGTAAAGGATATTATATGTTAACAGAAGGTAAAGTATCCCTCCTAGAGAGACTAACTAATGTATGGACCAAGTTTCTGGAAGTAACTAGCAAAGTTAGTTGGTTTTCTATTCTCAAACTTGTTGTATTTGCTGGTCTTATTGTGGTAATGGTTGGGTTTTTCATCACTATAGAAGATAGGAATACTAGAGTTATCTTATCAAAAGCAATAGTAGCTGATAGAGAAAACCTAAGAAGAGAAGATAACTACGCATTTGACCTGAATGACGAAATAGAGTCAAGCGTTAATAATGAAATAGAAAAACTTAGACTAACACTTGATGCAGATAGGGTTGTTATTAGTAGTTTTCATGATAACCTAAAGACAACAACAGGACTACACTTCAGATTCTTTAGTCAGAGTTATGAGAAAGTTTGTTACGAAAGGGGAATACCAGAGATAGCCCAGAACTACCAAAATGTAAGAACTAGTCTATATGAAATGGTAACATACTTAAGTAAACATAATCTCATAATAGCTGGGGTAGATGATATGGAGAAAATAGATAAAAGATATGCCCATGCAATGTTAATAGAGAATACATATAGGACTGGGTTATATTACATGAGAAGTAGTTCAGGAACCGAAATAGGGATTCTTGTAGTTACTTGGACAAACGATAATAAAAATATAGTGCCAAGTGATGAGAGAATTAAAGAAAAACTAACTAAGGCAGGAACTAAATTAGAATCACTTCTAGATTTAGATTATTACAATAAGCAAGATAAGGAATAAGTAACTTGATAAGAGGTTTTTCCCTTATTAATAGAGGAGGGATTTTTAGAGTATGATGATATAGATTTTTTATCGTCATACCCTAACCCTCGATATTATAAAACAATTTCACTTTGATTAATTTCAAGGTGATTTACTTTTCAACTAATTAAATAAAAAAGAATTATGGAAATAAATGTATCATTATTACCTAGTGGCGGTTATGGCTATAGTTTTCCTAGTGTTAGAATTAAGCCTTATAATTTTCTAGAAATCTGCAATTACCTAAATGAGGTTCCTACAGATGATCCCCTTGGTAAGTATTACTTTGACGTTCATGAATTAATTAAAGACGATCAAAATATAAAAGATTGTTACATAATGGATATTGATTTCTTAATATTCTACAAGAAATTATGTACAGTCAGTGAAGACTTAAGTTATCATGTAGAAGTTAAGTGTCCTACGTGTGGAAAGCCAATTAGTAAAAATATAGACTTTAATAAAGACATTCACTTTAAGCAGATTGATGAAAAAGTAATGAATGGTGCTAAGATAGAACTTGGTGGACATTCATATGAAACCATTGTACCTACCTGGACTGATTTCATGAAAGTATTTAAACTATACTTAAAATTCAGGAAGGTAACTGATCTTAAAATGATCAAGACAATTGCACTTATTAGGGACTTTGATTTACAAGGTAACCAGATTGAACAAGATGTATTAGGTGCAAAACACTCCGATATTACTACACTTATGGCAATGAGAGAGCTTTACTACGATAGATTAGAGCCTGTTCAAGTATTTTGTTCTGAGTGTAATAAAGGATTAAAACCAGAAGAAAGGAGGAGTGTGGCAGTAAGTGTAGATTCGCTTATTGTCGATTTCTTTCGAGACATCTATATCAACTGCCCAATTGATGGAACTAAAATTCTATTTAAATAAGTTTTTAAAAGTAGATAATATTGAATTCTATGACTTAAAGACACTATTTAAGTTAAGAACAACTTATGATAAATTTATAGAAACATCAGGCGGAACAGACCCAGACTTCCCATTGATTGATTTCGGAGATAAAGGACAAAAGATACAAGGTGTTAATAAAGTACAAGCAGAAAGTAAACTAGAATCAAGTGAAGTAGGCGAAAGTGATAGTGATATGACAGAAATACTTAACTTGTCTAGATAAAATAAAAGATATTAAGTATGGCAGCAAGAGAAGAAGAACTAGGAAGAAGAACTAGGGAACTTGCAGGAAAAAAAGGAGGAGACCTGGCAGATTATCAAGCATTAGGTAATCAAGTCCAAGCAATACAAGACCAGAGGGCACAAAATCTGGCACTTGAAAAGGCTGCAATGGACCAAGACGAAGAAGCTAGCTCTATGATGTTGCAGGCCGGACAAATAGCTAGTATGTCAGGAAATTCAAGCCAAATGCAAGTTAACCCTCAGACTCAACAGATACTAGGGAAATATGGAATACAGAAACCTAGAGTACAAAGAACACAGGGTAGGGATGTTAAAGTAACGCCAAATAATATAGTAATAAACAATAACTATAATACAACGACAACAAATGTAGGTGGTCCAGTACAAGGGAGAGATGTAACAATTGCTCCCCCACCTCCTAGAAATGTAGAAAATCCTGAACAGACTAAATTTAAAACCTGGGTAAGTAATGCATTTGCTACTCAGAAAGAACAAAACTCACAAAGACGAAGAGAGTTTGATAGACGTGAGTGGAGTTTAACAAAGAGTGCCAATAAGATGCTTAGGAAGATGGAATCTGTCGGAAAAGAGATGATGTCAGCTTTCAGTCCTAAGGCAATTGGTGAATCAGTAGGTGGACAATTTAAAAACCTACTTATGCTCTTTGGTGTTACATTCCTAGCAAAGCACTGGACAAGAGTACTAAAGGCTATTACTTGGGTCAGTGAAAAAATAAAAGGTGGATTAGACTACTTTGGAATTGGTGTTGATGGAAGTACATTAGCGAGAGCAGGTAAAGGATTTAGAGCAGACTTTATTGGATTCTTTGGTGGTGATGTAAGAAAAGGTGATACGGTTGGGACAGCACTTATGAGAGTAGGTAAGGACTTAATTGATTACCTTAAGATGAAACTCGAACATGGAATGGAAGAACGAGGTGCAGCTATTAGAAGTATTAAGTTCCCAGATGTAGACCTAAATAATATTGGCTTAACGCTCTCTAATATGGCTGGATATCTTGGTAATATTCTTACAGCTATGGTAGATCCTAAGAGAGGTATACAGGCATCACTAAAAGCCAATATGAAAACAAGTGGCTTGAAAAGCTCTAAAGAAGCACAAGAAAGAGATGGATTTACTGAGTATGATAGGTATAGTAAAATTAGAAATACTGACCTAGGAGACCTTGCAGCAGAAGAAAATGGTGCAGGTAAAAGAAGATATAGTTTAGTAAAAAATGCTCTTGATAGTTCAGGTGGGTTAACTGGATCATTAAGCTCTCAAATTTCACAGGGTCAGGATATACTTGGTGCCTATAATGATGCTAGACAGTTTGGTAAGATAGATGCTGCCAGAGTCGCAACAGGTTTCGGAAGGCTAGAAGATACTGCAAAACTAAAAGGAACGGTAACAGTAAGCGAAGAGTTTATTGAAAGAATGTTCCAAGGTGATACAAGCAAGCTCATTCAGAACGGATCTATTAAACCCGTTGAAATGAAGTATGTCGTTGCCGATAAAAATGAAAAGGATTTTGCAGGTCAGAATGCTAGAGGCTTTATCGGGGGTGCAATTAAGGGCCTGATGAACGATTCGATAACAAATATGATTCCGAGTAAGGGAGGTGGTTGGCTCGCCAATAGGATGCTAAATGCTGCAGACGGAGGTTCTTTGTTTGGAGGTCCACTTTCATCTGGATCTGGATTTATTGGAGCAGGTATGACTGCATTAGGTAATAAATGGAATAGAATGACTGCAAGAGATAAAAAGCTTGTTCTAGTACCTATTGATGACCCAAGACCTGGAGTTGAGTATAAAACCTATTACCAAATGACTCCTGCCGCAATTAGCTACCTAACTAAAAAACTATACGGTGCCAGCTCTTATAAGAATGATGCAATGAGACTCTTTGAGGGGGCTAAACGTGCACTCATTACGAGAGGCGGCGGTTTTGCAAGCACTCATAGAAAATGGCTAAAGACTGGAAGACCAATTAAAGATAGATTTGACTTCGACGACACTGAATACCGTGAGGGTATGAGAGAGTTCGAAAATGTAACAAGAGTCAATGATGCAGAAGAAGCAGCATTTTGGAGCAATTCATCACTAGGCGCTATTGAAAATAATACGAAGAGGTTAGGTAATAGTATAGTAGGTGTTGTAAATGATGGTTTTAAGTTAGCAAATAAAGCATTTAATGCATTTGGTAATTTTACTGCTAGTTCTGATCCAAATAATGTTAGTGGTGCAACTTGGGCTGGTCAACCTGGAATAGTAAATAGAGATCCTAGACTTAGATTTAATGTCCCTAGAGCAGTAAATGGTCTTATACAAAGAGCTCCACGTAGAGTATCGTTAGGTAAATGCGGTGTCTATGTTAGATATGCAATAGAGGATGGATTAGGTCTAAAGAGAAATCAACTCCGCGGTATGGCACCAGCAGCTAAAGATTGGCTATATAAACTTGGAAATCTTGGATTCGAAGCACTTAGATTTACAGGATGGCAGCCTCAACCTGGTGATATTTTTGTTATACCTGCTGCAGATAATCACCCGAGTGGTCACATATGTATGTATACTGGTGCTCAATGGATCTCAGACCACGTTCAGCAAGATCTATGGGCTGCTGCAATGTATAGAAAAATCAGAAAAGGAACATTATTCAGACACTATAATAGAGTCTCTGATACAGGAGAACCTTTTGCAGGTGCATATGCTTCAGATAGTGGGTCAGGTAACTTCTTCTTAGGTAGTGGAGGCGGAGTATCTAATAGTTATGGCTTCGGAGGAGGAGGTAGTTCTTACTTCGGCGGTGGTGGCTTTGGTGCATCTGCTTATGATAATCATATAGGTTTAGGTGGTAGTACTCCATCATTCGGAACTAGTTCTCCAATAACTGTGTCTTCCGGAAATCTAAGTGGTGATAGAGCTAGCTTTTGGAGAGATCACAAGGCTAAGTGGTATGGTGTCTTAAAACAGAGAGGTTTGAGTGATGAAGATGCAGGTCGACTATCTAGCTTCTTTACCGCACAAGATGGTTTTGAGTCTGCTGGGGGTACTAGTTCAGCTGCAAGAAATAAAAATAACTTTGGTGGAATGCAGCGAGGCGGTAAGAATATAGCCTATGGAACAGTACAGGACTATATGAATGATAAACTCAATATGTTCCTTAAGAAGTTTAGAGGTTCACTGGGGGCTAAAGACTTTGGTACTTTCATTATGAGTCTTGGTAATACACCAATGAATAACCAGATGAATAATAATGGAGGACAGATATATTATGAAATCGACCCATACCAATACTTAAAAGGTGCTGCTAGTTACTATGGAGACTCTAATTCGATATCTTTTGACCCATCACAAGCAGCTAATGCAGGAGGTATTGCAGGATCTATTAGCGCTGCGTGGGAAGGTGCATCATCAGACGGACCTTTCCCTGAATTGAAGAAACCATTTGATGCTAAATCTGATGCTGAACTAGCAAAAGAGAAGAAAATTAACGCCCTGAGAGGAGAAGCTGCTGGATTATGGAAAAAGAATCAAGCTTATTTCAAATTTAGAGGTGTTAAGAGATATGCAGATTTTGAAAGATATTGGCTCGGATTATCAGATAAAGGAAGAGAAGAATCAAAGAAAAGAGTTAATGGGTGGCTTGAAGCTAATAAATGGACAGAGAAAACAAAGAACCGAATCAATAACTATAAACAGGGAGATGTCGATAGAGCACTTCTTGGATTTGAGGGAGAAGGTTTTGCAGGAGGAATAGGAGGTCTTAATGGCCAAATGTCTGAAAGAAGTAAAAAAGAATTTTTAGAATTATCAAGTCAAGGTAGATTTGAAGAAGCTGAAAACGCACTCATCAAAGAATATAGGAGACTTGGTTATAAAGGGTCTGATCAACAAGTAAAGGAACACTTCGACGAGGCAAAAAGAAAAAACTATCATGCAGACTTAGTTGGTCCAATACAGAAGAAGATCGAAGATATAAGGCAAAAAATAAGTAGTTCAAGTGATCCAGAAGAAATAAAGAAACTTAAACAACAACTTAATATTGAAATAGCGAGACGAGATGCAATAGGTAAGGGTGATATAGGTCTTGGATTAAAAGATAAGAATAATACACTCCTTGCTGCAAGACTTGAAGAGAGAAACAGACAGGTAGCTATGTATGACTCTAGTCTAGCTGCTATTAACGCAGAAAAAGAGGAAATTAGAAAAGAGTACATGAAGCTTATTGATGAAGCTGTCGAGGATGGTAACCCAAAATTAGCAGAGAAACTCAGTAAGGAAGCTGTTAGAAAGTTAGAAGCTCTTGAATCAGTACAAAAGAAAACAGAAGCAGATAAAGTCGCATATCTCAAAAAGTCTAATAAAAATCTTACAGACGCTAGGACAGTATTTAATAAGAACAAGAATATTTTTACTACATTATCTGAGGGTATTAGCTCAGCATTTGAAAGTTTCCTTAACAAAGCATTAACTTGGGTACAGTCTGTGAAGAATTGGGCAAGTAATGTCTGGAACAAAATTAAAAATAAACTTTCTGAAGTTGGTAATTTCCTCTTTGGTTATAGTGATGGTGCTGCTAATGTGACCGAAAAGCAGAGACAAGCTAATAAGATTAAAGGTGATCAGCCTGAACAAAAGGTTGGGGATTATAGTAAGAGTACATTTGATCGGATGAAGAAAAAATTAATGAATACTCCTGGGTATAAGAATGGTATGTACGACATCGGTATTGATCCCCAGACTCATCTTCCAATATTAGTACCAACAAAGAAGCTGGAAGATACAAAGTTTAACCTCAAGAGTTCTCTTTTGAGGGTTGGAGAGGAAAAAGATAAAGACAAAAACAGTAAAGATAAAAATAATAAGAAAGGTAAGAAAACATCCCATGATACTGGTGGTTTTACAAGGGATGGCTCAACAGGAAATATAGTTGGATATGTTCATGAAGGTGAATGGATAGCACCTAAGAAAATGGTTCAGAGTAATAAGGAACTATTTAAGGTACTAGATAAAGAGAGAATATCTATGTTAGCTGGTTATGCAGGTAAATCTAGGGTAGATAAAAATACAATAGGTTCTAGAACAGCTAATAAATATGATAAAATTTCTGCAGCTGCTAACCAAGTATCTTCTGCTTATATGTCAGAACTAGTGGATCAACAAGCACAAACAAACCAACTACTCTCTCAGATTGCAGGTAATACTAGACCAAAAGTACAACCTGGAAAAGTTAGAAAGTGGACAAGTTAATTTAAGCTATGCTACAAAATAATAATAAAACTGGCGAACTTAGTGGATTTTACTATGATCTTCAAATGCGAAACCCTTTATTATCTGTCGGACTATATCCAAATACAATAAGAGGAGGTTTTGATGATGAGGGTGTTCCAGTTTGGCTACCTATACCTGAAAAAGATCAAGAATTAGATTCAAAACAAGTAGGTAATAAAAGAGTTGAATACCCATATTGTAAATATCCACTATGTAAATCAATCATTAATCAAGATTTTCAAGTTAGTATAACAAACGAATGGACAGGCTTTGGAGGAGATGAAATTGGAGCTTTATGGAATTCAATGAGACCTAAAGCACCATACGCTAAAATTCTTACAAAAGCTCTAGGAGAAATAAAAGCAAAATCTGACGAATTTGAATCCAACAGTAATGACCTAGGTAAAACCGTTGGATATATTGCATCTATTGTTTCAGGATTCCTAGCAAAAGGAGAAGTGATGCAAGCAAAATACCTAGCAAGAGCATTAGATGTAAAAGGAGCTAGATTCACTTATTATACAGGTACTGGTACTGATTTTGGAAGTAATTTTGGATTGAAGTTTACTATATTTCCAACTTTCGGTCAGGGCTCTACTATGATAAGTGGTACAGCCACCAATGACTTAACCTTCTTGTCTGTTACTGATCAGATAGGTGAAATTCTTCCTTATGTTATGGGAGACTATGTACCTGTAATAGTTAAAGGCCTAGGACAAGATGTACAAGATTTCGTTAGTCAGACAGCAGCTTGGCAAACACCTCCCGCTGGTTTTGAGGCTGATATAAAGGATGTAGACCTAATACAGAAAGGAACATTCAAACTACGAATCGGTCCTTACTATGCGATCGAAAACTTAGTAATCAGTAATATTAATATCACAGAAAGCAAGGAAATGGTAAAAAATCCAAGCCCAGATGGAAATGGAGAATTATCACCTCTCTATGCTGAAGTGAATCTAGTATTACGTCCTGCATCTAAATTCTCTGCTGTATCAATTGGTAGATTCTTGAGCGGAGCAGCATCAGCAAACTTTAGAAGTACTGAAGCAAACGAAGCAGATGGTGTTGAGCTGAGAATGAGAAGATCACTAGAGAAAATTAAAAAGTCTGACCAGCTCCGATTAGGTTTATAATATTATGTATACTAAATCAGATAGAATTGAACAAACTAAGCAAGATCTAAAGAACTATATAGATGGTTTTGATGTCTTTAACTCAATAATCTTAGATAAACTAAAAGAACTTGAGCCAGATAAAACAAACTATACTATAACTACTCATGAATATAGACCTGACTTAATTGCAAAAGAAATATATGGAGATACTAAATATACAGGACTCCTAATATTAACATGTGCAGTTGGATTAGAGGCATATAGGAAGGGTAATGTACTTAGAATTATACCAAAATCTTCACTAGATCGAGCACTTAGTGAAATTTAAAGAACTAAGATGAAATATAAAAACTCGTATAAAACCACAGTAGATTTCTTACCTTGGTTTGATACAGGTTATCGCTTCCAATCTCTCCACTTATATGAAGAACTAGGTGGGGAGGTTGCAAGGGGCGAAATGAGGTTAGAAGTCAATGGTGAACAGAATGCACTTGAACTGATAACAAAACAAAATACAGGGACAATAAAACTAGAACAGGAAGGTGGACTTATTTATGAAATTCCTATATTTATAATCCATAGGAGTCATGAAAAAAACTTCTTAGATATTAGTTTTGTTTGTTTAATAGATGATCAATTTATAACAGACGTACATCAAACAACTTGGGATAACTTAGAGGACATGATTGATAGTATTTTTCCTGGTAAAGTACAAAGAAGGTGTGAAACTGATATACAAGCAAAAAATATTAAGTACTATCAAAATAATGAGACTGATCAAGAATTCCTAAAACGTATATGCCTAGGTTATAAGAAAAATTCTATATTCTCGTTTGGACTAGAAGGACTTGTATTAAAAGAAACAATGGGAAAATATGATTCAAGAGGAGATGAAGAACCTAGTATTGAATTACATGTAGACTCAGATGGCGTAGAACAAGAATCACCATACCAAAAAGAATACAAACAAGACCTGTATGAACCAGTCGTAGATATATGGTCAAATAAAGAATTAGCAGGAAAAGACTATTCAAAACTCTTACCTGTTAATCCTAGAGTTACTTATAAAAACGGAGATCTGAATATTGTACATAAAGACTACATGCAGTTAATGGAAAACTTGAACTATAATGTATCTTACTTATACTCAAATATGTTCCAAGAAGTTGTAATAACTGATAGAAAAATACCTAACTACAAAATAGGTGATGTAGTAACTTATGTACGAGATTCAAAAACTACACCTAACTCTAAACTATGGCCTTTTAAATATTACCTAGTTAAATCAAATGAGTTCTTTATAGCGGCAGATGATTCAAGTCTAGTAGCTGATGATGGATACCAAACAAAATGGACGACAAAATTAATAGGACTCGAAGAAAATGGAAAGGTAGCACTAGGAACAGAAGATAATCCAACAAGAAAATGATAGTACTAAGAAACAAAAATTACAGCGGAAAAGGTGACTTGTTAAAAGCAGGCGCACTACTAACTATTCCTCTAGCAATGACGGGGGGGGGCTTATTTAGCAACTAGAAACAGAGGAAACAGGGGAAATCAATATACTCCTGCTCCTAGTAAGACAGTAAATAGCTATAACCCAGACAATGAAGAAGATTATTATAGGAATGTAGTAGGTGATACAGGTAAATTACTACAGACCAATAATCCACAACTATATAATAAGATAAAAACCCTACCTGATAACTACATCACAGGTAATCCAGGGGCTAGATACCCATTCCATACTTATAGAAGATTAGGAAGAGAAGGTTATAATACATACGACAATAATAGACCTGTTGATTTCCATATCATAGGTGAGAATGAAAAGGGTGCACTAGTAGTAAATCCAAATATAAAAAATGGAGAACTGTATAACTACGACGCAGAAACTGGTAGGCTGAAGAAGACAACATTAGAAAAGTGGAGAAAACAATACATGATAATACTGAGAGATAAATTATTTACACTCCCTGACTCAAGAAAAGGAATTGGCTGGGTAAATGATAAAAATGGTAAGTTAGACTCAGAGAAATACTTTAGAGCTGCAAAGAAAGCGGCAGATAAGGCAGAATCAAGGGGTTTATCTGATGAAGTTATAGTAAAGAAAGCCAAATTCGCAGCAGGTAAAGAGGCATTAAAAAATAACTCAAGAAAACCAACCATTGATGCTATAAAATACGGAGGAGCTGCATACCTAGGATCTAAATTAGTACCAAAAGGGTTGATAGAACTGAGCGCAAATAGAGGAGCTGATAGTCTAGGTCAAGTTGGTCAATTACTAAGAGAAACAGCGGCAGGTAGAAGAGTAGTAGAAAGCGCAAAGAAGCATGCACCGAAGATAAATAAACACGCTGGGAAGATAGGAATAGCTGCAGCATTAGTAGGAGCAGGTAAGCATTATAATAAAGTCTCAGGAAAAGTTAATAGTGCTGTCGTAGGTGCAGAAATTAATACGAAAGATAGAATAAGAAAAAGAGATAAAAAGAAATAAAATTATGGAACATTATATAGGGACAATCACAAAAATACTAGACCCTGACTTATATACAATAGAAGTAGATATACCGGGAAGAAATACCGAACTAAAGGCATTCCCTAAGAGATCAGAACTAGACGAACCGAGAGTAGGAGATACTGTGATCCTGCATGAACTTGACCCTATATATAAATCCTACTATATCTACGAAAAAATAAAAGAAAATAACTTCATTGGTATTAGGTCTAGAGGTAAACAAGTTAGGTTTACAAAGGACGAACTGATTATTGGTATTTTTGATCCAGAACTAGATTATAATGATGTAGGTGAGGAAGATAAAACACCAAAACCTACAAGCTGGATAAAAATAACAAAGGACGGAAAAGTTGAAGTTAATTCAGAGTCAAACCTAGAACTTAATGTGTCAGGGTCTATAAAAATTAAAGTAGATGGCAATACAGACATTAATGTAAGTGGTAATTCGAATATAAACAGTTCAGGAAATACAACAATAAAGGCACCAACAGTTAAAATAACAGGTGGAAACTTAGTAACTCGCGGAAAAGCAAACACAGATACTAGTGGACCTTTTAATTGCATCCCTGTCTGTCCATTTTCAGGAGCACCACATACAGGAAGTCAAGTTAGTGGGACATAATAAATTAGTTATGTTAGTATTAAGAAGTAAAAATTATAGTATGCTCAGTAGGAAGCAATACTATAAAAATAATTGGGATAGACTAAAAGCAGGGTGGATAGGTACATCAAAGAAGAGTATTGATAAGTATAATAAATATGTAGATACTCACAATGAACTGGAAAGGCTTAAGGAGAATAATCCAAAAGAGTTTCTAAGGAGGTACTATAGTATTGATAAAATAAAGAAGGAATTAGGTTCAGTTGAGAAAAATATAAAAATAGACCTCTCTATTATAAATAAATACTTAGGCTGTATTGAAAGCTTTGCTCCTGAGTTTGGAAAATTCTGTAAACAAAACCCAGAGTTCAAAATAGAAGAGTTAGAAAAAACGATTCCAAGAGTCTCTGATGCTGATACAATAGAAAATTGTTTTTATTATGCAGATGGGACATCAATACCTATACTTGAAATGGATAATGAAGGAAATGGTTTATATTACTACCCAGAAAAGAAATTGTTTGGTGATTTTATCGAACCAACCTTCAGTGATAAATTCCATAACTTCAAAGAAGGAGTGCTTAATTTATCAACCAGAAAATCTAATAAAGAATTAATAGGTTTATGGAGAACACATATAAATAATAAACTATGATAGTATTAAGAAACAAAAATTTTTCTGATGATAGCAAAATAACAGCTAAATTAAATAAACTGGGTGGAGCTATAAAGAAGAAAGCAGTAGGTGTAAAGAATTGGGGAAAGATACATATGATTTCGCCAAGACACATACACTTAAGGAAAATGCAGAACAGCTAAAAAATAAAACAATAATAGCTGGCAAGAAAGTAGGTAAATATATAAAAGAGCACCCAGACGAAGCAGCAGTAGGAGTTGCATCTTACACACTCCAACCATATCTGTTCAAAAAAGGAGCAAAGAACTTAGGACTAGGTAAGAAAGCATCTAATCTAATGGCAGGTGTCGGTGCAGCATTCCCAACAGCAGAACTTTATATCGCAGGTAAAGTTGCAGCTAGAGCTATGAAAAAATCAAAAGATAAAGAAAATGAGAATAGTAAGAACTAATGTATCGGGGGGGGAAATAAGTTAAGTAATAAAGATAAAGAACATATAATCTTATTACATAATGATGCAGTAACAGAAGCTGAGAATGCACGTCTTGGAACAAAGGCTAAAGGTTCATTAATTGGAGCAGCTACTGGTGTGGGCCTAACAGCACTTGCAAAGAAATATGCAAAAAATTCATCCGACAAGCACGCACTAGCAAAAGGCTTATTAACTGGTGGATTCATAGGAAGACTAGCTTCTGAAATACCCGCTATGAAAAAGTCTAAGAAATACATAGATGCAGGTCGTAAAGAAATAGATGACTTCTCCAAAGCAGATAGAAAGACTAGAGATAGTATGATGGAGAATTACATGCCACTGAGATTAAAAATGAAAGAGGATAAACTCAAAAAGAAAATACAATCAAAAGATAAAAAATTCTCTCGCACATCAGATGAAAGAGAATATGATCTGTATAAGAACAAGATGAGGGGCATGAGTGATGAGGAGAAAGAACATGCAAAAATGATATATTTTGATTCTGACCTGAGTGGAAAATTCATGCATGGAACTAATACGGCTATAGGTACAGTAGGTGGAGCCTTAGCTGGTGCCGGTATAGGACATCTCGCAAAAAGATATGCAAAGAAAAGAGGTGGAACTGGAAACGGACTACGTACACTTGGGGCAGGCATAGGTATGGGATTAGGTAACTTGGCTGCACGTCCCCTGGCAAGAAAACAACGAGATAAATACTGGAACAAAGGGGATGAACTTATAGACCAATTCTCTAAAGCAGACAAGGATACTAGAAAAAAGCTCATGAAGAATTACAAACCAATAGCTGCAAGACTTAGAGAAGACAAAGAAAATCTCAAAAAAAATAAAAACTTCTCAACTAGGTCTAAAGAAGAATCAGAAGAGCTGAGAAAAAATTGGGATAAAATGACTAAGAAAGAGAAAGAACATGCAGGGATGATGTATCTTGATTCTGACTTAGCTGGAAAACGTGAATATAATAGAACATTATTTAAAGGGTCACTCATTGGAACAGGTATAGGATTAGGAGCAGCAAAACTAGCCAAAAAACATATAACGAAAGGAAAACATGGAAAGAAATTATATGCTGGCGGTTATCTCCTAGGTTCAACAGCAGGTAGTCTTGCATTTAATAAGTCAGCAAGTAAGAAAGCGAATAAATACTGGGATAGAGGTGATAAAGACTTGAACGATTTTGTAAAGGCAGATAAGGCAACAAAACAGAAAATGATGAAAGAATTTGTTCCCTTAGAGGCTCGAATGTGGCAGGAAGATCTCAAAAAATAAAAAAAAATGCGAAAAAAGTCGGGGCTGGAAACAAAAAAACCAACCCTGACTTCAATTTGAATTAAAAATTGAAGCTAAGCCCCGCACTCGTTACATCCCCATCTACATAACCCTCCTGCCTTCCCGAGCCATAAGTCATCATACTACACATCGTCATACTGCGTCTGACTTCGTTACGTAAATGATTCCTTAAACCCAGGAGGTATGATACTGATGTTAAATATTGAAGTAAAACTAGGTAACGATACAGTTTTGAAGATAATATTGAGGATAGTATCGAAGTCCCCTGCCTAGCCCAACCTGTGTAACTTCGCTATCGCTACATTACACCCCGGGACTTCTTTCTACTGCTGCGCAGTTCCATTGCAATAAACTATATACACCCTACGGAATTCGAATGAAATAGGGCGAAGAATGAAGGGAATGTAGCTCCGCGGAATGACCGGAATGATGAGGAATATGTAATGAGAATGTAGTTCCCAAATTTTCCTTTTTTTTTATCGATAGTTCTTTATTAAGCTATTATGTATGCAATAATCTTTTAAAATGGAAATATTACACTTATATAGGCTTATAAATCTTATTAATGAAATAATTTGTGTTAACAAGTGCTGAGAGCTTAGCTCCTAAAAAGAGGAAGCTCTCGCAGTTTAAATTTTAAATAATTATGATAGATTTAAAAAATTTAGAACAAAAAGAAGATGGTAGCTTTGTTATACCAGTACCTGCGAACATAAGATTTATGTCGCAGTGGAAGGAATTTTCAATTCCTGACATACCACACATCATGAATAAGCAGATTCCAGGATGTGGGTTTACGGAGTATTGTATTACAAATTCCGAAGATGTGATACTATGTAGTCCAAGGAAGATCTTACTACAAAATAAGTATGAGCAGCACAAGGATGATGTTTACCTTGTAGTGAATGAAAAGGATAAAGATCTTGGAACGGATAAAGACCTGACAAAAATTACTAAAGTTTATTCCAGATTTGGACCTATTGAAGTAGTAGAGACTGAAGAAAAAACAGATGATACCTTTGAGAGATTGACTTTTGAGATTTCTACTTATATTAAAGATTGTAGGTATCACAACAAACCAGTCAAAATCCTAGTGACATATGATTCATTTAGGGTAGTAAAGGATATAGTAAAGTACATAGAGGATTTTAATAAGTATCGAATAATCATAGACGAGTTTCAGAGCATATTTACAGACTCCAAGTTCAAATCTGATACTGAGTTAGGCTTTCTATACAATCTAGAAGGGTTGAATAAAGTATGTTATGTCAGTGCAACACCAATGATGAAAGAATATCTTAATATGTTAGATGATTTTAGAGATATTACTTATTACACCCTTGATTGGGAAGTATTAGATCCAGGTAGAGTTAAGAGACCTAATATCACTACTAGAAGTCTTACATCAGTATTTACATCAGCTAAAATAGTGATTGAAAAATACTTAGCAGGAGAATTTGAGTTTAGATATGTAAAAGACCCTGATGACCCTAGCGGTAAAGGCGTTAAGAAGATAGAATCTAAGGAGGCAATATTCTATGTAAACTCAGTAAATAATATTACAAGTATTATCAAGCGTGCGAAATTAACTCCAGATCAGGTGAATATACTAGTAGCTAATACAACAGAGAATGAAAAGAAAATAAAAAGACTTAAAGGTAAACATAAAATAGGTAGGGTTCCATTAAGGGGTGAACCAAGGAAAATGTTTACTTTCTGTACCCGTACTGTATATCTTGGAGCTGACTTTTACTCCGACAATGCAAGAACATTCATTATATCAGATGCGAATATCGATACCCTTGCAGTGGATATTACATTAGACTTACCTCAAATAATGGGTAGGCAACGCCTCTTAGAGAACCCATGGAAGGATGAGGCTATTCTATACTTCAGGTCCACTCTTGAGAAGAATAAGACTAGTAAGGAAGTGTTCGATAGCTGGATAGAAAAGAAGATGAGAAAATCAGGTAACCTACTTAGTGTATTTAAGAAAGGTAATCAGGAAGAACAGGTAGACTTATCTGAGACTTATCAGAAACTGGCCAAATCATATAATTATAAAGATGATTATGTGGCAGTTAATAGTGATCATAAAGGAGGCTTATACCCACTATTTAATGAGTTAGTAAAAATATCCGAACTTCGTGCTTTTGAGATACAACAGAAGGATTATGCGGACAGGTTTAGTGTATTCAGTGAAATTGATAAAATAGGTAGTATAAAAAATAAAGATTCATACTTAGAATTCTTCTCTGTATATGACAAGTTGAATTCTAGGAGAGATAAATTAAAGTATCTATGTGAGTATAATCTAATACATGGAAACAGTATAGATGATATACTTGATTTGATTACAGAAAAGAGATTTAAGGAGTATGTGACGGTGTTGGGATTAAAGTATTGCAGTTCAGTTTCTTATAATATTACTAGGTTAAATAAAAAATTAAATGTATTAAGTTTTAGCACTGAGTCTCTAAGTGATATTATCTATGATAAGTTCAAGCTTGGTGAATCTTACACTAGCTCCTCTATCAAGGAAGATCTCCGGGCAATTTATGAGGAGGTGGATTATAGAGCATCACCAAAAGCCAAAGACCTAGAACAATACTTTGAGATGAAAGCCTGTAAGTTAAAGGTAGACGGTAAATGGGAACATGGATTTAAATTATTAAGCAAAAAATTATAATATGTTGTATTTAGTTGAGAGCTTTAGCTCAGTTGGAAAAGTTTTAAAAATCGGATATACTAATAACATAGAGAAGCGGTTTAGTATATATAAAACTTGCAATCCGGATGTAGTATTATTAGCTACTCGGGAAGGTGATGAGAAGTTCGAGCGTAAGCTTCATAAGTATTTTTCTGATTTCAAATATGATCACGGCAGAGAGTGGTTCTATTATAATGAGAAGATAGTTGATGAGTTTAGTACTATTCAGGAGGAGCATCTAGTAAGTAAGGAAGAACTAGATCCGATGTTTAGTATTATACTAGATATTTCAGACCTAGAAAAAGAGAGCCTGAATGAGTTATCTGAGAGTTGTTGTAAAAATTCTGAAGATAGTAAAGAGATATTAAAGAATAGAACGATAATAGATAAATATTGGAGGCAGAATTGTACAATTTCATTTCCTGAGATGTTAGATTCATTTAAGACTTTTATATCTATTGGTAGTTCAGACATCTTCAACTTATATTCACTCTTAAATAACTTACCACAACCTAGTATAAGTCCGGGTTCAAGTATTTTTAATATATGCGAAGCTGCTCCAGATAATCAAGATAGTACTAGAAAATTACTCGACGAGAAGGCGCACGAATCTTTATCTTCTTATTACATTAGGAGATTTAATTCCTTCTGTGATATATTAAATGCTAGTGTAATTCATGATAGAGAGAAATATAAAGAGTTTTTCATCATCTACGGTACATTAAAAACTAGAAGAGATAAATTGAAATACTTATGTGAATATAAATTAGTACATGGACATGATATAGATGAGCTATTAGACTTGATTACTGAAAAGAGGTTTAAGGAATATATCACTGTTTTAGGATTAGATCAATGTAAGGCAACTAGTTATACACCTTCATTCTTAGATAAACGACTAAATGTCAGGAGTTTCGATAAAAATACATTAATCAATGAAATTTATCAGTCTTTCTGTGTTAATAACTCCTACACTACCACTGAGATAAAGATTAAGTTAGGTGATATCTATAAGAATAATTTATACAGGGCAACACCAAAGGCCAGTGATCTAGAGTACTTTTTTGAGATGAAAGCCTGTAAGTTAAAAGTAAATGGTAAATGGGAGAATGGTTTTAAGTTACTTAGTAGGAAGTTAAATTAGCCTATAGTACTGGGATTTATTTCCTGGTACTTATCTTTTTATCCTTTCTGTTCTAACTTAATCCTTATATGTGTAATGTGTAGGGTATCTGGGTCCCTTTAATATCCAGAATTGTATAATAATATAAATTAATAATTAAATGAACTATTATGAACAGAAGAGTTGTTTTAGTAGATCAAGAAGAAACCCCTGACTATGCTCGTTATTATGGTGCGGGCTTAGGGGATGTTATTACGCTTCAGAGTTTATTTGGTTGTAGTGATTATGACCTCCGTAAGTTATTAGAATTTGGGGAATCTGATGCGGTATTAGTGGTTGGTAGTGTTCCTTTTAAGTTTCTCAGACAGTACTATCATTTTGGTATTAGGAATGAGAATTTTTCTGATTGTGCCTTACTTAATCGTCTAAGTATTGAGGGTGGTGCATTCATTAAGGTTGTGACTGAGTATCCTGATGAGTTATCTAGGATGGAGTTTATGAGTCCTTCTTTTACTGACCCTGTTATTTTCCCCGAATTCAGTCATAAGATCTATAGTACTTATGTTGATGCTATAGGTTTTATGGATTACTTAGATTCTTTGCCGGGTGATGTTCATTTTGGTATGGACTATGAAGCGAGTGGTATGCCCTTGGATAAACATTTCTGGGTATCTGGTATTGCTATCTGTACAGACAAGGTTGGTGGTTTTATTAGTTTTTCTGATATTCGCCATGAGTTTAGTGAGGAATCGAGTGAGTATAAGACATTAATGAGTCGTATTAGTGATTTCTTAGTCTCTAGGATGGATCAAATTTGGACTTATAATATGCAGTATGAGTGGCAGGTGAGTCATAGAATTTTTGGTATTGACTTGTATAACTTATGTGATGCCAGTGCTGTTAATATTATGGATGGTTTTCACTTAAAGAAATATTCTCTCAAGTGGACTGCTCAGCGTGTCCTTGGTGTTAATGTATGGGATAGTGATTTTGATAGAATAAATGACTTAATAGATCAGGGTCTTTATACAATAGAGGGCAAGCTTAAGAAGGACAAGAGGAAAGTATTTAAAGTAGACAGTTCGACATTTTATAAGACGCCTGAATGGGAGAAGCTTGCTGAACTATACCCTAATCATATAGAGGAGTTTAATAAATTGCTTCTTGAGTATTGGGGTTATCCATTCATGTGTATTCCTAGTGATATCCTGGGTTATTATTGTTGTCTTGATAGTTTTTATACATTACTGATTGCGAAGTCTAGATTTGATGTATATAGTGAAGATTGCTGGAATGTTAACTTAGACAATATTAGGCTTGGTGCTCGATTAATGGGTTCTGGTTTATATATTGATGAGCCATTTAGGGAGCGTTATGAGCATTATTGTCACGAGCAGATGGCATGGAGTATAACTTATTGTGCTCAGGCTCGTTGTTATATTAAGATGAAGAAGCATGAGAGTCTAGCAGCAAATATTAAGCGTTATCATCCTATTGCTGTTAAATTATTAGAGGCAGGTCAGTTTCATAAAGGCGATGTAGTAGAGATTGTCAAAGAAATAATGCTTGACAACTTAGATACTATGGATGTCTACAGTACTGGATTAAATGAAGGTAAGATACTGATGAGATTTGGTCCTGCATTTGCCAATAGTTTCTTAGAGATGGTACGTGTGTCTATGATTGAGATTAAGATGAAGACTAAGATAGATGATACAGTTGGGAGAAAGAAAAAATTACTTCAGACTGTTGGTAGTAAGCTTAGTGTTTACTTAGGTCTTGATAAGCTAGGTCTCAATAAGGAACAGAACCCAATAAAATATAAGCGTCATGTTGAGTTAGAAAAATACTTATACTACAAGAAGGCGTATGCTGAATTAGAGAAAGTAAAGAAGCAGTTAGTAGATATTCACAACATACCTGATACAATTTTTGCGTTTGGTATGAAGAGAAATCTATTAGACTATGCGAATTATGTTAGTGATAATTATTTCAAGTGTAAGTCGCCTGAAGAAAACAATGAGATAGCGTTTGAATTTTTATCAATGTTTAGGACTCAGACTTGCTTTTTGACTGCTATGATAGAAAGTACGCAGCAATTAAATAACACTAATAATTTCTATTCAGCGCAGGGTATAAGTGATATTAATGTAGGGTATGATGATTTTTATAGTCAATGGAAAGATTTTGTCTATAAAGTTCAAAGAGATTATACATATCCAGATAAAGTATTTGATATTGCATTAGATACTTGGCAGACGACTAAGAAACTAGATCAATTAACAGAAAATGTAAAAGAGATCTGGACAAATATTAAAGGATTTCAGGCACAGTCTACTTATTTTCCAGACTTAGTAGATCAGTATAGAGATTATGAGGAGCATTTTGAACCGAGTGACCTAGATAATGATTTCTACTTTATGAGGAAGACTGTATTAAATTACCTAGTGTTTAAGAAATATGCTAAACTAGATTCTACTTATGTTGGTAGTTCTGGTATGTTTCATAAGACAGGTAAGTGGGTAATTGAAGGTCCAGATCGTATACCAATTAGAGAAGCTGATGAAAATGAACCTGGTGCTGTCTGGAAAGTATTTACCAGGTATGAAGTTATGGAGAAAAGTTCTAAGAGGTGGTCAAGTCCTTATCACACTATGAGAAATTGTAGCCTTAGGTAGTAATACTTAAGTGAAAAAGGCTGTGAACTAGTAATTGCTAGGTGTGAGAGCGTAAGTTCTTGCTAACGAGGAAGGCTAAGTTATTATATAATATGCTAATCTCGTGCCAAGTCTAAGTAGTAATGCTTAGAAAGGTGTAACGACTATCCTGTTGTGGGGAGTAGGGGTCAAGTGAAATTCTTGGCTTCGAAGTGCAGCCTTTCCAGTTATAGTTGACTGGAAAATGAAATAGTCTTGCCTTATTGAAAAATAAAGGAATAACAGAATAAGCCATTCAGATTGTAAGGACGTATTATGTCCACCACCTTCTTGGGATGAGAATGGAAAAATAATATACGGAGGTTCAGATTCATTACTAACGTACTTTGACATTATACAAAAAAACTAGTGTCACTTAGGAGTAATCTTAAGAACAAATAACCTATCTATTGCTGAAAAGTCTGAACAGGTAATGCTGAAGATAATTAGCAGGGAAGATTTAGTCTTATAATAAAGACTAGATAACCCTCAACGACTATCCCTGTAGTGGGGAGTACACTTGAAATCGCAAAGTGGAAAAGGTAGGGTTCTCTTTAGATTAATAAAGAGAATGTGATATAGTCTGAACTAGGTAGAAATACTTAGAAGTTCAATAATGAGAACTGGGAGCAGGTTGCGTAGCTCTTGAACATATTGTAGTAGTGCGGAGGTAAAATCAGCTGGATATGCGTCAGGTGATCCAGGATTAATAGCTAAGTTTGAAGAAGGATCTGATATTTATATATACAGTGCGAAGATCTACTTGGGTGAAGATGAGTGGGACAAGTTACCAAAGAAGATGAAGAAGAAGTGGAGAAAGAGATTCAAAACTATTTTCTTAGGTGTCTTATATGGTCTTGGTAAAAAATCACTGGCTGAAAGACTTGAATGTAGCCTAGAGGAAGCAGATATGATTATTCAGGGCTTATATAATGCATTCCCGAAACTTAGAGAGTATGTGGAGAGTCAGGGTGCATATCCACTAGAAAATGATGGATATATAAATACTTTCTTAGGTGATAAGCTTAGGTTAATTGAATACTATAAATACTTACCTAAAGCAAAATCTGAGAGAGAACGTGGAAATATTATTGCTAGAATTCAGAGACTAGGAACAAACTTACCTATACAAGGTGGAACTAGTTCTATTATGGCTTGTGGATTTAATAATAATATTCGACAATCAATAAGAGAAGGTTGGAAACAAGTACTTCAACCAATTATTGTCGTGCATTAACAGAATGGTGCACGTTAAACCTACTAAATTGCTGGGACGTCTTGTTAAGTTATCAGTACTATCAATGAGTAACAATCTGATAAATAGAGATAATCAGCAGTGAGTTATTGTTTAGAATATATAACTCATTCAACGACTATCGAAAGAGACTAGTAATGTAGTTAATCGAGTAGAGTAGAATATAAACGATTGATATTCGAAACGGTAGGCAATTTGAAATATAATTGAAGATATAGTCTGGTCTAGCTTGGAAGAGTTAGCGGGATTAGGTTTCCGGCTTAAGTGTAGTGAGCTTAGGTGAACAGTATACGGATTCAAATACTAATTATATACCAGTTGAGAAAATATTTGAGATAAGAAAATTTTATGATAAGAACTATACGGAATTTTGTGCTTCGTTTGGTCCTAGAATTAGATTGCTCTTTGATCTCTTGGTTGGTTATAGTTATGAAGAAGCGAATGAATTGAAGATGTTAGATGATAATACGATCGAGTTTAATGGTACAGCTAAATCTATTCTTAAGCTCTATGATAAAATTATGTCTTGTACAGGGATAAAAGTTTCTTGTAGTATGAGCAGAGAAGATATTGTGAGTGCTGAAAACTTAGTACCTAGTCCATATCATCGTTTTATCTTAGAGGGTGGCTGTAGTATGTCAAAAGATCTAAGTAACATTAAGATTCAATTTCATAGATTAGTAGAATAAAATAAAAATAATGCGCAGGTTAATCTTAGTTCTATATTTTTTAAGTTAAGATTTTTTACATATAACTTTAGATCTTAGAACTTTATAATCTGCGCAATTAAGTAAAGAAAAATGAGAGAAACAGAATTAATTGAAGAGGTAGTTGACATAGATAAACCTCTTGATATTATTGTGACGCCGAAAGGTAATATTAACTTCTATCATATTAAAGAGACTGGTGAGAGAATAAACTTAATAGTAGATCATCAGTACTTAGTAGATGGTATACTCTTTAGATATGATGGGCAAAAATTAGTAAGATTATGAAAAATTTTGAAAAGAATTATTATTTTAGGGTATTTGGTAGGGAATTTTACATACTAATTTCACACAATAGAAGATATCCAGTTGATTTTGGTATATCTAGGTACAAGAAACCAATTTATAGTAACATAATAATATACTTACGTAGAATTATTGTTAGTATTATGTATAGTAAAATAGAAACCTTATAATTGAAAAATATGAAGAAGAAATTAATGGATGAAGTTTTAGTTAGTGCGAGTAGGACAGATAGAGGTGCTTGTATTCATTTCTCTATATTTGGGAAAAGCTTAAGTGATGTAGAGATAAGTTCGACACAAGCTAAAAAACTATTGAGTGACTTAAAAAATATAATGGAAGATGGAGACGAAAGAGAAGATAAAGTATAGAACAATAGCTAATTTTCAGATCCTAGATAGATTAAAAAAATATCTAGTTCAACATTCTGGTATAAGATTTAATCAAGCACTTATTAACTTAGGAATAGTAGAAGTAGGTAAGGATTTATTTTATGAAGAGAGTATTGATACTTTGAATAAAATAGGAGGTCTCGATGATTCTTGGGAGTCATAGTTCATTATCCTACTTAAAACCTGATCAAAGAATTTTCAAACTATTTTCCTTCACTAATAAAACTCAGAGTGAAGATTATATAGAACAATACGAATTAGGAGTTAGAGCTTTTGATATTGGTATTTGGTTTGACTTAAGTACAGAGGAGCCTGTTATAAAATATGGGCACTGTATTTATGATAAGTCTGAGAAAATAACTAATATCTTAAAGTATCTTAACTTAATGGGAGACTGTTATGTAAGATTAACACTAGAAGATAGTTCAATTCTTGGTTTTAGTTTTAGTAAGTGGTATATTGGAGAACAGGAGAAGTTATTTTCTAGGTTCTGTGAAAAAGTAAAACTTAGTTATCCTAGAATTCACTTTTTCGGAGGCCATAGTAAGAGTAGTAATCTAGTAGTAGCGTCTGTTTTAGGTAATGGACCTACTTGTTATGAAAAATGTAGTAGTTCAGCATTATTATTAAATAGTAAATCGGATACTGATAACTTATTTCATAATATATTTGATAAGTTATTTAATATATTTCCACGACTGTTTGCTAAGGTATGGAATAAGAAAAATAAGAATAAATATAATATGAGAGAAGATTCGATACTATTTATTGATTTTGTTGAGCTATGATGTAAAAGATGGGGAAGGTCTGTATTAGATCTCCCTTTTCTTTTTTTCCTTATAAGTATGAATGAAAATATTATTTTAAATTACTTGAGAGATAATAGAACTTACGTATTTAAAGTAGGAGATTTTATATTACCAAAGAAATTAAAAACTATATCGGGTAATAAGATAGACTTAGAAACTAATAGGTCAAACTTATTAAAGCAAGGGAGTTATTGGTCACCTAAGTTTGAAAAATATTTATTAAGTACTAATATAGAGTATATTAAAGAAGTTCCATTCATTATAGAGAACATGAGGTTATGGAGATTTCTATGTAATAAGTATGGCACAAATAAAAAGTATGTAAACACTAATTATTTCTTTGCTGATTATGTTTTCCCTTACTATAATCTAATTATTGAAATCGATTCTTCTATGCATAATGAGGAGTACGATAAAGCAAGAAATGAGTATATACATAGGACTTGGGGTATTTATTCTTTGAGATTTTATGAATTTGGGAGAATAGCAGAGAAGGATTCAGAATACTTAAAAGAGTTTGGTAGATTTATACAAGATCTGAATAGGTCAAGGTTCTTATATAGTCTATCTACTCCTATACAACTAGATTATTCAAACTTATTGATTAAACAATTTAATGCAGACCACTTAAGCTTACTAACTCCAATATCAGAAATAGAGAGTGAAGTATTTAGGTTAGCAGGAAATTATTTTAGAACTAGATCTTATAGTATTTCAATGAGGAACCTGAGTAATGAGACAATAAATATACTAAAAGATAGGTCGAACTTGAATAGAGTTGAATCTTTGTTTCGATCTATGTATGGTATTAATGTTTCTATTAACCCCTAGAACTCTTATATATGTATACAAGGAGCACAGAACAATCCAAATATGGTAACTGTGGTATTGAATTTATCCCAAGATTTGTCAATACATAACTCTAATACCTGGGAACCCTACGTAGCGATATAGGTGAGCTAAGCATGGACGGTCTTTCCAGTATTGACCAAGATGCAGGTAGAAATAGGGAGTCGAAAGGATTTTACGAATCAGTTGATCGAGGAACGTAAAAGCTCTCTGTTGTTTTTTTTTCGTCCATGTCTTTTTATTAGATGAGTAGTGATAAAGACAAATAAGTTTTCTAAGCACTTAAATAAAAATCTTCTAGAACTCTTATATATGTATACAAGGAGCACAGAACAATCCAAATATGGTAACTGTGGTATTGAGTTTGACCTAGGATTTATCAATACATTTACTCTAATACTTAGGTACCCTTGTAGCGATATAGGTTAGAGCTATGCATGGAGGACCTTTCCACGCGTTTAGGTCGATATGCTGGTAGAAATAGGGAGTCGAAAGGATTTTATAAGTTAGTTGATCGCGGGTTATAAAAGCTTCCTGTTGTTTTTTTTCTTGCTTAGTTTTTGTTGCATGTATTTTGAACTTATGTAGGTATTTAGTTCGGATATTTGCAACTTATTTTAAGCAAGGGATAAAAAAAGAGAGAAAGGAAATTAACTCCAATCTCTCTTATTTTTTTTTTTAATCTATTTCAATTTGTTTTCCCTCTACACCTTCTTTAAGCGGAAGTTTTATCACTAGTACTCCGTCCTTAAGTTGTGCTGTTATTTTCCCTGTATTGAATTTATTAAGTAGTTCAAATTTTCTACTAAAGTCTGGTGTAATTATCTCAGAATCTTTTTTATTTACTCCAGTCACCTTCAGAATATCTTCATCTACTTTTATACTAATATCTTCTTTCTCTAGTCCAGGAACAATAAATTTAATAATACTTTCAGACTCTTCGTTATATACTAGCACTTTTACTTTTTCTTGACTATTATTATAAATAGCATTAAATAAATCTAACATCATATTATACCTTTCTTTTTTTTACTTAGTACTATACAAATACAATACCATTTAAAAAGGTATGACAAGTTGACCGTATTGATTACTTAATTTATTAAATTGTTTACTTATCTCAGACAAAGTGTCATCATTACCTAAAACTCTGCATTTAATCTGTGTAGCCTCCTCTTCTTTAAGTCTAATATCAAGAATTAATCTTCCTAAATTACTCATAGATCGTATGCAGATCAGTATTTCGCCCTTATTAAAACTTTTCCAACAACTAATTTCATGCCTATATTTTATTATTGGTAGTAGATATGGGTATATAATTCCAACTTTTCTAAATATTATCTTCCTGTACTGACTATTTACCATAATTGATGTTAAGAATCTCGAAACTACAAGTCTAATTTCTAGTTCGGTTAATACTTTCTCTGAGTTTTTCCACACTAGCACATTTCAATTTTATCAAAAACACCTTCTCTTATTAAAATTTCTGAGGATTCTTTTAAAAGTTTCTTCAGTTCTGTTTGGTCCTGTGTCTCTCTACAATTCGTTACCTTACTAAAATTTAATATTTCAATCTCACTGAAAGAAGTATCGTCAATACAGTACCTAGCAATTACATTGTTACTAAATATTATAACAATTTTAGAGAAGTTATTACCATTAAATAGTATAATATCTTCTATTTTGTTTGATCTGAATATATCTTGATTAGCTAAATATATAGGTTCAATTACTTCAAGAATTCTACGAGTATGGTATTCAAAATCATCTATTATTATTTTTTCTTCATCTGTAATTTTCGAAATTTTTTGTTTTATTATTGTTAGAAATAAATTAAGTGTAAGAATCTTCTCCATAAGCTATTTTAAATTTCGAGCTTGCATCGTGTGAAACTTCGATATATTTAAATTTACCAGAATCTACTAGGTATTTTAATTTATCTACTATAATATTTAGAAATTTTTTATCTTCACTACTATAATCTTCCTTACCTAACCTTATTCTTATTATGTAATTTTTATATCTGCTTATAGTTAGATGAATAATAAGATTATATTTCACAAGAGTTATAGAAATAGTGAAAAAACTTAAAGATGTATGGGTATAGCATCTAATAATTATCTGCGTAGTTAGTATTAAATCTTCTAGTCCATCATATATATTTCCCAATTCTTCTAGTAGGTTGAGACTGTTTACTTCTTCTCTTAAGCCTCTAATAAGTTGAGTCCTTTTTATCAACCCGTAAAGATTAATTCGGAAAACTTCTCTAGTTATTATTTTATGACTGCCTAATTTTACACTCATTGTTTATACTATTTATCATACCCTCTAATTTATCATACAATAAGCCTCTTCTTGGGTAAGGTCTGTCAAGTAAGTATTTCTTTTTATCTACTTTTATGCTCATGAATATAAAAACTTCAGCATTGTTATAGTAAAAGACAACTTCTAGACCATTAAAGATAATAGAATTTTCTATCCTTATGTAATCTAAGTATTTAAAGGTAGAGTCTTTTAGGATCTGAGGTATTATTGAGTATATTACGTTCTTAATGAATTCTCTATTATCAAAATCTGAAAACCTCCAGACAGAGAAATTTTTTATATTATTTGTAATTTTATTAGGTGTTATTATCTTACCACCTCTACGTAATTCAATTGATCCACTCATATGTTTTATTGGTATTATGTAAGGTTAATGTTTATTCATTCCAATCTATCTCCACTAAGTTTGTCATATTTTAAGTTAACAATTATATTTCCATCTGATATGCATAGAACTTTAAAAATTACGCTAATCATACCTACCTTTATTGTTGTAATTATCTTAGATTTATTACGTTCTTTTATAAGAATTTTTACATAACTAGTTAAATCCTTGTTAAATAAGATTATATAGAAATGCTTATACTCGTGTTTATAAATCCCATATACATCTGTTGTTATAAAATACTCTGTGAAAAACTTAGGACTTAATTCACTAAATAAGTCTTTCGTAATGTGTATTAGAGTTTCATCATTAGTAAAGGCAGTTAATCTATATTTTCTTATTACTTCTTCTATAAATTTTATTATTCTGTTTTTTGTTAGTACCTTATGAATCCTCAACTTCATAACTATTAATAAGGTAACTAGTAGTACGAATAAAACCTTATATGTAGATATGAAATATAATATAGAAGATTTTAAAAATATACCGGGGATGTTCGTGGTAGATAATGAACCGCCCGAAGTAACACAGATTAGGGCTCATATATTGAACTCTTTTAAGGATCTTATTTTTCATGAAGGTCCACATGTATATGAATTACATGGAAAGAAATTAACTTCAGTAACTACAGTACTTGGTAGATATATGCAGCCCTTTGATCAAGAAAAAGCATCTAGAGATTATGCTAAGAAAAACGGGCATACACCTGAATATTGGCTTAGTAAGTGGTTATGGAAGAATAAAATAGCAACAACAACTGGATCGCTTGTGCATGAATTTGGCGAATCTTTTTCCTATGTCTTAAATGGTCACCCAGAAAAAATAACTGAATCTTGTAAGTGTAAATACATGGAAGATAAAAACTGGCTTATACCAACTAGAGGAAAGGAAGAAGCTATTATAAATTACTGGTCCGGTTTACCACCTAATCTTCATTTTGTTTATGCAGAGGCTAAGCTCTTTACAAATAGTAATGCAGATCCCAGTTCTCATCTTAAACAACAACTTGCAGGAACTGCAGATATACTACTTTATTATAGAGATAGTATAAATCCAGAAAATAGTGGATTAGTTATTGCAGATTATAAAACTAATGCAGATTTATACAAAAGCTTTTCTAGAAACAATAAAAAGATGATGTTGCCCCCGTTTAATCAATTTTATTCAGAGCCATTTGGAGAATATATTGCCCAGTTTAGTACTTATCAAATACCACTAGAGGATATAGGACTTAAGGTGATAGCGAGGAGATTAGTCTGGTTAAAGGATGATGGATCTTTTGAAGTCATACCAACACCTGATATATCTAAAATTATAAGGGAAAATCTATAAAAAATTTCCTCCGCCTGAAAAGTCATAGAAGCCTTATATATGAGCAGAAGAAGCTCAATTAGAAAAATAATTAACATTTTAAAAAGAAATAAAAATGGAGAACAAACAAGAAAATGTTGAAGCAAAGAAAAGCTCAACTAAGAAAGTTATCAAGTATGCAGCTATTGCAGCTGCAGCAGTAGGCTTAGGATATATCCTAGGCAACAAAGAGACCCGTAGTAAAATCGGGTCTGGTATAAACAAGTTAACTGCTCCAAAGGCAGTAGAGCTTGAAGTTGAGGTTGATACCTGTGAGGAGAAACAAGAAGCTTCTCACGAAGGACAACGCCCTCGTAAAGAGTGGCACAACAATAACAAGGGCTGGCGACAAGAGCGTCAGTTCAGTAGTAATCAAAATCAACAATCTAATTAAAAAGGAGGACAACAATGAAGAATATTGGATTAATGGCTGCAGGTTTTATTGCGGCAACAGTAGTATTCAAAGGTAAAGAAATCCTTGAGTTCACTAAGAACAAGTACTCTGAGCTTAAAGAAAAGGCTCAGAAAGAACAACCTGCTGAGAAAGAAAAATCAGCGGAGTAGTTCTCCGATATATAATTAGATTAGGGAGTAGCATTAAGTTGCTGCTCTCTTTTTTTTTTGATATTCTAGAACCCTTATAGTTGAAAAAAAATAATTAACATTTATAAAAAAAGAAAATATGAATAAAAGAACAAAAATCTCTAGAAAAATGGAGATGAAAAAAAGTTGCGTAGCATTCGCTGACGCTGTTGGAGTTGCCGGTAAAACATCGGTAAAAATCGGGTTCGGCCTGTTAGTGATCGGACTTGCTGCAGCAGTTGTTGCAGATATATTAGATCACTCAATAAAGAGTGATAAAAAGAAAATTAATAAAAAATAAAGATAAAAATGAACGAAATGAAAGCATTGGGAGCCTTAGATAAAATACTAGGGTTCAGCAAAAATGAGAGAAATGGTAGAGGGAATGTAGTTGAGTCTTACTACAAGGCTCATGGATCTTCTGCTGTTTATAGCGGTCTTGCAATTGCAGGACTCGTAGCAACTATCAGTACTATCTTTAAGTGGTCCAGAGAAGGGAAGAAATCTCTTCAAAACCAACAAGATGGTAGAAGACATGAAAAAAGAGGTTTTAACAACCTCGAAAGAAGATAATTCTTTAAAAAAAATAACTAAAATATGGAGAACAAAATGAAATATGGTATAGGTGCACTAGTTGCAACAACCATAGCTGTTTATGTCTATAAGAAATTTAGACAGAAAAAACAAATATTAGATACCCAAGAAGAGATTCAGAAGAAAGAACTTTCTTCTAAAGGTGTTGAAATTAACGATTCAGGTCAATTAGTTGATTCAGAATCAAAAAACCCGATTGTCCCTGAAAATTTTATGAGGGACTTGTTTATTGATATGGTCTATGATGAAGATCGTTTCGGTAATGATGCCATGATAATAAATGACAGTGACGACAAGGATAGTATAGTTCATGTCCGTCATGTGATTAATGAAGGTTTAGATTATGTAGACCTTCTATTCACAATTCCAAACTCTGCCTATATTGGGCCAGAGCATAGGTTCAAAAATGGAAGAAATGATGTAATTAATTACATATCAGATATTCTAGGAACCTATGATAAACTCGTAGGCAAGAGAACGGGTGGTCTCGCTGAAGAGATATCAGAAAAATACCCTGGTGTACAGACTGCTCTTGAAGGATACTTAATGGTGTCTTATAAGGCACTAGATGATAATGAGGAGTGGGTAACCAGATCTGCAATGGTAAAGGTTGAAAAAGATCTTGAGCCTTATAAGCAGATTAAATCAGATAACCCTGACCTATCAGATAACGAGGTTCTTACTAACTTCATGAAGATGGTTAAGACCTCAGAAGAAATATTGACACTAGAAAGCGATGGTGTCAAAGACGTAAGAGTAGAAGATTCGCTTTTTACTTGTAGAATTTCAGTACCAATGGTGACTGAAAATAACTTACATGGAATAAAAGTGAAAGAACTTGAAGATCTTTTATTTAAAATCTACGATGAATTTGAAGTAGATAATAGGAGATCTAAGTTCTACTACAACTTCTTCAAGATATATCCAATGAACTATGACAACATTGTTCACTTAGAGCATGAGGAAGAAGATGGAAAGAAAAGAACAGTACTTATTAAAACACTGTTCGAATAAAAATAAAACCTAAGGTTGGAGTTAATTCTCTCGCCTTAGATTTTTTTTCTTGTCTATATATTAAGCCTTAGTACTTTTTTACCAAGCCTTCCTTTATAAACTATTACCTTAAACTGTTCTAGATCTTTTGTAACAAAACCAACATTGTTTAGTTTTATATCATCTAGTTCAATTTCTTTTTGATCTTTATTACATTCAAGATCATCATCATTTACTATCAATATTTTTTCTATAATCCTGTCCATAATTATATTTCTATTTCAAAGGTACTAGGTTCATCTTTTATTATAATCCCACTACCTTCAATTGGTTTCTTATCGTATTCTTTTTCTTCCAAGCTAAGTTCATCAATAGGGTGTTTTCCTATGTATCCATTATTCATATTAGTCTTAACTTTATCTGCTAGGTTGAATAAGAAATCATTTTTTGCTTTATTTTTTATATAATCCCAAAGCTTATCTACTATGTTCTTTATTTCTTCAATGTTACCCTTATTATCTATATCAGAATTCTCTAGTATGATAGAGATAAGTCTTCTAGAGATAGTAATAATAGAATCAGCAGGAGATAATTTCTTTATTACTAATCTATTATATTCTTTTCTAATTAGCCCTCTATGTAGGTATAGAATTCTGCCATATATATCTGAGTATTGTTCTTCTTTATGTATTTTATCAAAGGCATCAGTTATTGTGCTTCTATAATCCAGCACTATACCTCTTAACCTATTCTCTTTCTTTAGTTGAGGCCATAGATCAGAAATTAAGAAGTCTACTATATCCAATATACCTTTTGCATAAATCTGTTTGTCAGTCTCTTTTTGGGTTTGATCGATAATTTTGCCTATATTCATACCTTCTTATTTTTATTTATTCTATTGATAAGGAAACAAAATGAGAGTTATCTACCTATTGATCTCTTATTAGTGTATGAGAGATGTAGATAGAATAAAAATTGTAAGTTCTTGGATGAAAGATTCCGAGGACTTAAAGAAATTAGTAATATCTAGAAGCAAAATAGTGAAGTTTCTGGCTGATTCTAGAGAGTTATTTCTAAGTAAGGAGGTACTAGCTGTTTGGGAGAATATTATAAAGGTTAATGCTGTGAGGGGATGGAACTATGGTTTAAGATACCTAGACCTTATTCAACTAATTTATGTTAGTAAGTATTTAGAAATTGAAACTCCAGTAGATATAATAAGCTACCAATTTTTAGAAGATAATGACTCATACAGGAGAACCCAGATCTTTGATGAATCAGGTTTTAGTATAAATGAGCTAGTTTCAATGAAGGATTATATAGAATTAGATAAATTTCCTAAGATTTTTCCTAAACTATGTAGTCTAGATAACTTTAATGCGCTAAAGGAATCAAATCCAGAGTTTTTTAGTAAATTAATGCAATTATGTAAAGAACATATTGAACTATTAAACTCATTTCGAAAAAAGATAGAGTCAATAAGTATTTTTCTTCTTAATAAAGACGTAACATTAAAGTTTATTGAAACAAACCTTCCAGAATTATATAAATACTATGATAAAGTATAAAGAGTCAGTCTTAAATAAAAATATACATAAGAGAGATCAACCTACTATTGGGAGAATGTTTTTTGAATTTATAATAAAGAACCAGAGAATAAAAGAAAGGTTTGAACAGGTAGGGTATAAGATGTCACTATCAATAGATAAAATAGTAGGTATTTATCTAGAGAAGGAGTATCCTGATTATTATTTATTAATGACAAAATCTCCAGAACTAGTTAAGACCCACGGCTGTTATCAATTTGATCCGATTGGTATTTTCTCATCAAAATTACGCAGCCCATACTTAAAGATTCATAATATTCGAGTAAGATCTAGATGTAATGTATCGACAAAAAATGCGATGAATCCAATTGATATTTTTAAAAATTCAGATATTAATGATTGTTTGAAAGTATGGATAGTTAAAAATAGATTTAGTATACCAGAAATAGATGAAGAGCTTAATAATATTTTTGCAATATACTATAAACGATTTAAGATATTTAGTGATTTTTTCAAGTATCTTTCTAATTACTTTATTATACCCAAGAGCTTTACTGTTCGATCAGAGACTTTTGGATATAATTACAGTTTTAGATCAATTTTTCAATCTTTTGCTGAGAAAAATAATATAGTAACTTACAAAGACTTATTAGATTTTGATGAAGACTTGTTTTTAAGGTTCTGTGAGAAAAACGATATAGATTACCTAGAAACATGTAATAAAAGTAGAGTGAATAGGTCTAAGTTAATAAAAGAAGCAGAAAAAATCAGAAATATACTATCAGATAAAAAATAAACTATAAAGAGAGACTAGAGATTTAATCTAGCCCCTCTTATTTTTTTTTTATTCTCGTATCATGGTAACTCTGAATCTTAGCTCTACACTAGAATCATCATCTGTACCATTATTAGAAACTTCTCTAGTGAAGGCTGAAACTTGATCCGCTGAATAACCGATACCTCCAGTTATTACACCTTTACTTGACCTAAGAAGGTTTGGCCCATGATCATTAATAACAGATGCGCAAATTCCAGTAGTTGATGAAACATTACTATCACTAACTATTGAATTTCCATAACTATCAATTTTATGGATGAATTTAATACCAGGATTTTTTCCCCACTCTAATTCTGAGCCATCTAATTTCACATCAGCAATCTCAGAATCTAAGTATCTATCATTTGCAATAAGTTCATCAAAGGTAATACTAATGATATCTTTCTCATTCTCCTTTGATACTAGGTAACCAAATGTAAAAATACCACCTTTTTTATTAAAGAATAGCGGATTTTCTAAGAACATGAACTTATGATTTTCTACTTCATCCTTATCTAGACTAAAATCACATGCAGTAAAACAATCTAAGTCACTTTCTCCTGTTTTTGTATTTAATATTTTACAGGTCTTAGCAAAAATAGAGCTATGATTGAAAGTTTTATAGTAAGCAGTAAATATAAGACCTAGTACAAACTGTTCCCAATATGTTACACCTAGGATATTTCTATTTGTTTTTTCTCTAGACTCCTTAAACTTACTTGGAACCCATTTTGTATTATATTCTACCTTATTACCTGCTGATACGCTTAAAGTGGAGTCTGTATTAATTGTTGCATCATACCTACCCCAGAGCTTAGTATAACAATTTCTTTCCTCATTGAAGTATGAATTGCCAAACCATTTTCTAAAACCTAATGGACAGCCCTTATCAAAATTGAATCTAACTTCTTTATATGAGCCTCCTACATCAACTCCTGAAAAAATACCTACATTAATATTTGAAATCTCAGTAACTTGCAAGTATTCATCTTTATCATCGGTGTTATAATGACTAGGTGTTCCATCAGATCTTTTAGTGTAATCTGATACAACTATTTTATTATTATCAGTTGTAATACCAGTCATTAAGTATCCAAAGTCAGTACCATCTCGTTTAATTTCACAAGGTAGGCTACAATTATCTACCCAGTACTTAAATTCTTCGTATTTTATGTCACCTAAGAGAATTGGAGTTTTTAACATATCATCATCATACCACCTCATAATAAACTCGTTATTATAAAATACTTGTTTATTACCCTCTTCATCATTTACATAGTTTATTGCAGGGTAATTCCAACCATCTGAGGCTCTATATGCATAAAACTCATCTAGGCTTTTAAATTTTTTTATATTCTTCATCTCTAAAAATTATCGTCTACTACAACAAGTACATTCTGGTTTATCATTTCCTAGTCTCCAGCTACTTGTCGTTCCATAATCTAAGTTACTATATTTTTCATCCTCTGGCCAAACTCCACTAGTATATTTTTCCCAGTCTTTAGTTGTCTCACCTGTTCCACAACCACAAGTACATTTACAACCTTGAACTATTGGATCTACTAAGAGATGAGCATACTGTATCTTAAGTCTTGTTATTAAACTACCCATCACATCAGCCCAACAGAAGACAAACCTATCCTCTTCGTATGGCACAAAGAAATCATTAACTGATCCCCATGTATTATCTGTCTCAATACCTATCTCCTTAGCTAGATTTATTCCCTTAAGGCCTACTATCAAATCAGCACCTCTCTCATGCTCATCAAAAATCACCTTCAACTTATCAATAGTACTAGCACTTTCACCTGCATCTATCAGCAAGTTATTAAGGTGCTTGATTATATAAACTAGATAAGGAGCAAGTTCTGGTCTAACCTCATAGTCTACCATCTCAATACCTAATAACTTCTTAAGACTTGATAAAGAGATACTATAGTCCCTGAAACCTTCTTTGCTTTTCCAGATCATTAAAACTCTCCTCCATTAATTATATTACTAAGGCTGCGATTCCAACAACCTTCATTTTCCCACTCACTAGAATCAGAACCGATGAAAATATATTCTACCCATGTTTCTGTAAGAGTATCAATAAATCTTAATTTAATTCCTGGTATTCTTCTAGAGACTGGTACTTGATTTATTGCCTCACTGAATGTAAATGTTTTCTTATAATTATCTACTTCAGCATTCAGGTTTATATCAGATTTAAGTAGGACATTTAAGACGTGAGCATTCATATTAATAGCATCATTTAGTTGATTCATGATTGCTGGTGAAAGATCCTGACCTACATTAAACTTATCAATACCTGTTCCTTCTAATAATTCCATATTTATTTTTAGCTTTACAACACCTTAGTATCACCTTCGTAAAACTCTACTGATGGGTAGCCTTTGGCAAGTATCTTCTGCTTTAACTCTTCGTTTACTGTGCCAACTACATTCCTAAATATTAGCTTTGGCTTATGCCCGTCTTGCG